ACAACTATGGCACAATCGTAAAATAATCTAATATAAGAAAAGAAGTTCTACAAGGGTCATTGACCCTTGTAGACTATTTTCTTTTTTTTGTAAAAATAGAAATTTTAGTTATATATTATAATCGTGACCAATGGTTAGGTTTATTTATAAGGAGGTATTTTATGCTTATACTAACTAAGGTTAAAGCGATTATAATTATATTCGCAACCCTTCAAAATGTAGTATTTGGATTCACATCCCCTACAATCCAAATCTACTTTATGAGTTTGGTAGATGCCAGTACTCTAAGCATTGCCAACCTATTGGATGCTGGGTTGGCAGGCACCATTAATAGTTTCCTGAGTAAAAATTCTTTCAGGAAACTATTTAAGAAGTATGCCCCTATAGTTGGGCTTATCGATGCAGTAGTCTATGCTGCAATCGTGTTATTTTCGGTGGACGATCCTACTATAAGGTTTATAGGGATCGCCATCTGTAATGGCACGTTAAATACTATTTGGGGAGTTATGTTGTTGGATAGTATTAATAATGCTATCCGAGGGGATGACTTAACTTCCTTTAATAGTTTGAATAAGTCTTGTAATCTATTCGGTTCCCTTATCGGATCAGGTATAGGCTTTTTAATTGGTAGCTCGTTGGATATAAATACAGCTATCATTCTACAAGCTATCATTGTCGGAGTTAACTCTGTATCCGAGCTATACGCATTCTATAAATTAGATAAAATTGAAGAATCGTAAAACTCGGACTTTATAGTTGTATACTATAATGGTAATAGTATGGTTATATATTTAATCGAAAGGAGATGAGAAATATGATCGTATTAGATTTACTATGTATGGCCGGTTATGCTCTCGGCATCTTAAGAGACTAATTTAGTCAAGGACCTCTAGGAGTTAGAGTGATAGATACTATATGTATCTTGATCTCTAATTTCTAGGGGTCCTTGAACTATTAGTTTTTTCTTTTCCGTTTTCTATGATACTGGGCAAGGTTTAGGAGGTGATATATGAAAGAAAACCAAATAGTATTTTAGAATTCTACAGTGTATTTATTTAATTAGGAGGACTATCGTGAAAATTATAGACGATGTCAAAAAGGACCTACGGTTCTTAATAGAAGCAAAATTGGATAAAGAAAAGGCAGTACAAACTGTCACCAAATTATATGAGAAAGAGCGTTTGAATCAAGACTCTATCTCATTATGGTACGACCAAGTACGTAAAGATATTCCAAGTTACGTACGTCATACAGAAGAACCTCAACTATGTGATATTAAGAAGTCAATAGTTGGCGGTAAAACAATCAAGGGTACTATCATCACCCATGGCAGTAAAAATAAAAAGAAGAGCCATAAAGATGGTACACCATACTATAAAAAAGGAGGTGAAAGAAGATGGCATAATATCGTAGTAGGTGGTACTATGATATTAGCAAGACGTAATATTAAGTCTGCTAAAGCTTCTATAGCGGCTTCATATAAGTTCATGGAACTTATAGACAATGATGAACCTAATCCTGAAAAGGCTATCATTGATATTGTCAATAAAGACTACAGACAAGAATACACTCTAGATAATAAGAATGATATTCTTACTAAGTTTGCTAGTGATTATATTGACAATAAGGCTACGTTCCTAATCATGCCTAAGATTGGCAAAGAGATTGCTGAGGGTCGTGAAATTGAGCGAGTGGCTCGTAGGTACGGTATTACAAAAGAAGATATCTATGATATGGTAAAGAAGCATAGTTTCGTATTCTTTGTATTCTACGAGATGGGTGCATTGGCTTTCTTGGAAGGGATGGGTGAATATGGAAAAACCGATTATAATTCCAAGTAGTTACACCTATAAGCAAATAGCAGACTTCGCTTATATTGCTGAATCCTTAGGTGGGTTTGACTTCATGGCCAGAGATAACAAATCTAAATGGAGTCTAAATCAACTGTGCCCTAATAGTACACAGTTGCAGGTTAAATATCGTAATTTCGAAAGCTATTTAGAAAACTTAGGTATCACTCTAGAGAAGTTTACGAAGTTAGATATGAAACGATATTTTAACTTAAGAAAGGCTGGTGCTATGAGACATTCCAGCTATCTGGCTAATGTATTCTTTAGGTTCTATAATCCTAAGTTAACTGAGAAACTATATGAGTATTATGAGACGTTTCACATTAACGGATTAACTAAACCTGGAATTAAGACATACTTCAATTATAAGGATACTCAGCTTAAGGCTATAGAACGAGCTTATAGTTTTGGCAAGAATACCAAAATACTTTCTAATATTGAATATGATAATGAATATGCATTTAAAAAGGCATCCGCTACACATATGCTATTTACTAGATTCTCCAATATTAGAAATGAGTTCTTCCAACACGATAACTTAAATATCGAAGCATCTATCTATCTTACAGGTAAACTAATGATGCTAGTTATCGATAGAAAAGAAGACATGTCATATAGTGAGTTCTTGGAATCTAATGGTATTAAAGATGCTATGTCCGAAATCAGATATAAGACTCTAATTACATTCTATAAAAGATATCGTAATCTAATCTCACGTTACAGAGATATTGTGGATGATTTGAACGGTGATAGTGATTGGAAGCATATCTTTTATAAATATGATTTAGAGAGCTATGGGTTAGAATCTAAAGAGAAATTTATTGATTGGTTAGACAGAATGGTCCCAATCAAAGCATTAGTTAAGCCAAACAAAGGAGCAATATAGAAATGAAAGAAAGTATTTTGAAAGACCATGCTAATGGTATGATATTAGCAGACATTGCTAAGAAATATAAAATCACAGCAGAAGAGCTAGTAGATATCATTATCGAAAGTGGTAGTGAAGAAGTTACTACCGAAATCTCTGGTGTAGATTTTGACACCCCAGATAACACTGAAGTACAAGAACAAGAACCTAGTGATATCACTCTAACAATTATACCAACAGAGCAAGAATCTATACCACAGCATTATATGCCAACACACAATGATGTGTTTATGGACTTAATCATATTTGGGGTGAGTCTTGATGATGTATGCTCTAAGTATGACATCACTAAAGGTGATGTAGGTATTATGCTTGAGGAAATCTATAAGGATTTATCTGATAGAGTTATCCCTATGGATGATATCAAAGAGGCAATTAAAAAGATCTGTGCAGAGGTTTATCTTGCACGTTTCAATTAGGAGGAGTTAAGTATGGAAGAAAGAAAATTAAACATGAATATCCGTCTTCATCATTCACCAAATGAATCATGGAAGACAACTATGGAGATTCTAGACTTAGATAAACTTCGTATCGAAGGTATATCTAAAGGTAGAGACTTTATCATTTCTGAACCACAGACAGTAAAGAAAGATTTAAAGTCAGATTCTTCCATCTTCTCTAGTAAATATGGTGCATCTATATCTGATGATAAAGATGCTTATAAGGATAGATATCGTTGTGAATGTGGCCACTATACTGGTAGACTATATAACAACGAAATCTGCCCATATTGTAATACTAAGGTCAAATATGTAGACGATGATCTTAATATTACTGGTTGGGTTGTATTACAAGAGCATGTAATCATCCATCCAAACTTATTTAAGAACCTAGAGAAACTAATCACTCCAGCTGTTCTTAAAGACATCTTGACTCTAGATGTAGAGCTAGATGAAAATGGATTCGAAGTATCTAAAGTCAATGAGAAAGTCAGAAAAGAATCTGGTGAGTATCATGGTATTGGTATGATAGAATTCTGTAAACGGATAGATGAGATTATGGAATACTTTGCTCGTAAGAACAAGTCCAAGAAAGACAAGATAGCTAACTATGAGTTGCTACTAAAGTATAGGGACAGATTGCTTACACATTCTATTCCAGTGTACTCTCTATTCTTACGTATGGTTAATCTCCAAGGAGATAAGTTCTCCTTTAAAGGAGCTAATGCTATTTACAATAACATTGCCAAATATGCAGCATTAGTAAATGGTAACCGTACAGTAATTCAAGCAAGAGACCAATTCAAAGATGAGGCTCTCTTGAATATTCAGTATCTATATGCCGGGTCTAATGATTCTTTGTATGATTCTGTCATCGAAGAATTAGCACATAAGAAAGGTGCTATTCAATCTGCACTAGCTGGACGGTATAACTTTACAGGTCGTAATGTAATCATTCCAGATGCCACATTACGTATTGATGAGATTAAGCTTCCATATAACTCATTACTAGTTCTATTGGAACAGACTATCATCAATATCCTAGCTAGGTCTTATAATATCACTTATAGTGATGCGCATAAGAAATGGTGGAAAGCCCAAACTTATGTAGATCCAGTCATCTTAGATATAATCAAGGGTATCATTAAATCCTATCCTAGAGGTATTCCATTCATCATCAATCGTAACCCAACTATCAACTATGGTTCTGTGTTACAAATGTATTGTATTGATGTATTGGTAGATTCATTCACTATGAGAGTTCCATTACAGGTATTACCTGGTATGAATGCAGATTTTGATGGGGACTGCTTGAACATCACTTATCTTATTAATAAGGAATTCGTAGCTAGATGTGAAGAGTCTTTGAATCCTAGAAATACTATGATGATTTCTAAGAACAATGGACGATTTAATTCATTCATGAACTACTTCAAGGATACTATTGTAAACTTGAATAGTTTCTGTAATCTAGGTTTCGATACTTATACTAAAGATGAGATTGAAGATATCAAAGCTCTAATGGAGGGTAGATAATGTACTCTGGAAACAATTACTTCGCTGCCAGATCTGATGTATTACAATTAGGTGAAGCAGTAGTAGTAAAATCTGAACTACACGATATTGATATTCCATGTCGTGTAGCTTTAATAGAACCGAATGATCCAATGCAAGGGTATAATACATACTATCTTGTATCTGACTATTCTGATTTGAACGATAAATTCGATCCACGCATTGGAAACTTCCATTGTGTGATCATTGATAAATAGGAGGTATATTATTATGGGCGGTACTACATACGGTGGTTTCTAATAAATAATATGTATTGGGGTAGTCTTAAGGGCTACCCCAAACATTTATATAATTTTTTGTCATTAAGGAGGTATTATGGCTAAGAAACCTTTTTATGAGTACCGTATAGTCACTCCAGTAGGCCCAGATAATGATGGTAATATACCTCTGATTGAGCTTGATATAAAACGTGATGATGACCCTGGTATTCATACTATATCTGAAATAAAGAAAGATAGAGAACAGTTACCTAGGTCTGATAAAGATATACCATTGACTACTGATGATGTACAGTTAAAAGTAGAGCCTGGTAAAGACTTTGAAGTGGTTAATAGAGATGTATTAGCTAAGATATATGCGGACCCTGATAAGTTTAAACCAATTGATATAGTAGAACGTATGGAGAAGAAGATATATCGCAATCTCTGTGTTCCATCCCATGTACATGCATACTCGGTATGTGTAGAGTTCTTTAAGAACTATATCTTATCACAATTTAGTGCATCATTCTTTAAGACAGTCTACATTGAGGGTAAACATCTCTTTGATGATTGGGCTAAACTCAATATCAATGATATGATTAAACGTGGTAAACCTGCTATTGCTATTATTCCTCAGTTAGATACAGACTTTAACCGTGATGGTATAGATGCCAATAACTATGACTTGACATACTATGCTAGAACGTTCAACTATAGAGATACATTCTTTAAAGATAGAGAACGTGATAAGTATATTGCTATAGCATTTGAACAAATGCTTATGAACTTCCAAGTACGTATTAAAGTCAATACTAAAGCTAAGCAAATAGATATTATGAAATATCTTAAGATGGCTCTTAAAGTTGGTGCTACATCTGGTAAGTATCTTGATATGGATATCCATGTACCACAAGAAATGCTATTAGCATTAGCTCAAGATGTCGGATTTGATGTAGACCTAGAGAAGAAAGAAATCAAAGACCCATTCAAATTCCTAGTATACTTAAATAGTAAGTCCGAAGTCCCATTCATCTATAAGCTAAGAGCTATTAATGGTAGAAATGAGTTCTTTATTAGAGCTAAAGCTATGTATACTCATATAGCTACACCAGATATCAATATAGATGATGGTGAACGTCAAGGACAAGTAAGTTCTAATTACTTTATTGAGTTTACTACAGAGATTAGAATGCCAGCACCTAAAGTATATTGCTACTTTACAGCTAAGCATACTAATCTTATTGAGTTTACTGATAATGCTGGTAATATTAAGTCTTATGTAGCTAACTTTGCTAATGTACCAACATTGAATGAACGTGGTTGGGAACAATTCTTCACGTTAGACTATGAAGATAAGAAAGATAAAGTGTTAGAAATAAGTATTAGCGATATCTTTGATGGTGACCCATATATAAATAAATTAATAAAGTACTGTAAGTCTAAGTTCATTAGTCCATCTGTGTTTATTGACTTTAAGATTGTCAATAATAATAAGATAGTTGATATAGACGTCAACTGGACTGATATGGTTATTAATACAATCAAACCTGTAGACTTTGAGTATTCAGAGATAGTTGTTTATACTGATAAAGCATATATGAATTCTCAATTACTAGCTATGGAACAAGATTCAGACTATCGTGTAGTCTATAATAAAGAACCAGAATCTGAGAACTATCCTATACATGATAATAGAAATTAAAGAGTATACCTGGATGGGCAAATGGCTCATCCAGGGTATTTTTTAATTGTATATTATAACTATAAGTACATCCGTACATAAAGTTTGTAAAAACTCGTTATACGGATATATATGGTTATTATTTATATTAAATTGTGTTAGAATAGGAGATTAAAAATGCGAGAATCAAACAAATTAACTAAAAGTGATATCATTAGATATCGAGAATTGAAAATAAAATATTTAGATACAAGGGCTCCAAAAGAAGCTTATGCTATCCATCTATCTGGTATGACAACTAACCAAAAAATTAAGCTATATAATTATTGGACTAGATATATGAATATGGTTAATACAGTATCTGATAAACCAACGTTCTTAGAAAGAGAACAAGATATGAAAACTTGTGGTATACAAGAATTAACCACTATGCTATTTACAAGAAAGGCTATCTCTTTAAGACGGTCATCTGGTAATCCATTTCTATTATTACTAAGACCAAATATAAAGAAAGAATATGCTGATTGGTTAATGAATATAAGAGAAGAATATGGTGTTCCTAAATCGTTATTAAAACCTGTTCGTGGTAGACGTAAATCCCCATATAGATTATACATCTATCCAGATTATAGTAAGTACTCTAATATATTTGATGTGCCTAAATCTATTAAAATCTTATATGAATTAGCTAAAGCATATGAGAATGGTGAGATATCTAGTGGACAAGACCTAAGACATAAACTATGTGAATTATGTAAAGACATGGGTCATATTCCATCATTCCAAACAGCTACAATAGTTAAGCTATATGACTCTATTAAAGACTATTATAATCTATATCTTGTCTATGACCAGCTAGGAGATGATTTACTTCTAGGTGAATCTTTTGCTTACTTAAACAAAAGATATAAACTAACTAAGATGGGTATTTATAATATAAAGAGTTTATATGCAGCTATAACAATACACGCATCTATAGTTGCATTATATCTTAGAACCAAAGGCCATTTGATATCTAGAGTGTTTAATACATATTATACACCATTCTAGACAAAAGAAATCCCAGTATAGTCATTGACTATACTGGGTATTATTTTTTTGTAAGAGTTCATTATTATAGTTATATACTATAAACGTGTATGGTAGATACAGATAACCTCAAGTAGCTGTATCTAAATATAACCATACACTTGTAGACATAAGTCTACGAGTCGAAAGGAGGTGACTCCTATGACTGGTGCTCAAATGAGATATTATAATCTCACAGCTGGTCATGAAGCTAATCTTTATTTAAAAATAAGATTAGCTCTAGACATTGTACGCAACTACGAGAATGGTAATTCTGAAAACTATTCTCGTAGCGAGTACGATGACTGTTTAAAATTTATTCAAAATCTAGAACCTTAGATTTTGAATAAATAATATACATGGGTAGGTGTTCACTCATCTACCCATGTATATTATTTTTTTTATAAGTAAACTGTTTTACAATTGCATACTATAATTGTGTATGGTAGATACAGCTATTCATAGTAGCCGTATCTAAATTTACCCATACACTTGTAGACTACAAGTCTACATGCCGAAAGGAGGTGACTCCTATGGCACAGCCTGGTTGCGTAGGAAACTACGCCAATCAATTAGCAGAAAGATCTTCCAATCTAGATTGGCAGATCCGTACTGCTATGGACCTAGTAGCCGATAGATATGCTGACATAAACAATGTTAGCCATCATGAGGCTATCTGGGCCTACAGATTCCTTGTATCACAAGGATTCAAATTACCTATAACTGAAAATCATTTATAGGTGATAACAGAGAATACGGTGGTGTACATAGTATGCCACCGTATTACTCCATTGTTATACCTGTTTTATTTTTTACACAGTTTCGAAGATAACAGGGTCAACGAAACCGACATAGGCTTTAGGATTCTTAGCTTGCATAAATTCAGCTTTACGTAAGAAGTCTAATGTAACATTAAACCCTTTAAAGATATTACGTGTACTAGTATTACCAGTAGCTGTTTTTACTATATTAGCTATACGTTCTACTTCTAAACCTGTAGGGTTTTGTGCTTGAACTATATTAGCCGAAGAGTATAAGTATTCATTAGACCAAGGTCCCATAACTTGATATCTACTATTAGTAAAGTATACTGCAATCTTTAAGTTATAACCAGGGTTCTTTTGGAACTCTTGTGCTAGGACTTTATTGATGCGTGCTATATAAGTATTAATATTTCTTAAAGATGCACGTTTGATATCAACGTTAGTACCATTACGATTATATGTAGCTTTAGAATCGTTATTAGCTTCAGCATAGTTATTTACAATAAAGACCACTGATTCATTATCATTCAATTTACTATAATACCGTGTGATGAAACTAGTAATATAGTTCATATTATTATTCATATCATCAATATTGTCCAAGTAAATCACATATTGTTTATGATTAGTATCTGAGTTTCTATTTACAAATAAATTTACTGGAGATGGTCCAATACTAATACTTGTTGGTACAGTAACACTATCATCTAAGAATTGTTTATAGAAATGAATTATACCTTTAAAGTGTGGTATAAGTGTAGCTTGGTTGCAATCAGGATAAATGTATTGTCCTTCACGAGTTTTATGTGCTTCGTCATTAGGGTTAGCAAACTTAGTTAAACCACCACGCCAGCTATCTCTAAAGAATAAAGCATACATAATATCAGAGCTATGCATAAAGAAATCATACACTACACCATTTTTATATAGCTTAGTACTGAACTTAGATTTCCATTCATTTGAACCAGGTTCATTGGTCAAATCTAAATTAGGCTCAAACATTTCTGGGACTGCTATATAGGTATTTCTACCAGTACCAGCCATACAATCATCACCATTACCGTTAAATAATAGTGTATTAATATAAGCATATGGATGTAAGAATGTACCAACACCGATATCTTGTACGTTCTTATACCCTTTATCATCAGTATAACGCATAGATAGGTTGTCCATTACTGGTTCAAATGTATTAATTTGATTTACGCCATAGTTTCTAGCAATACGTACACGATTATACTCATTAACATTATTGCCTAATACTTTAACGTTAGCACCATCAGCAACTAAAGACTCTTCTGCTAATAATGCATCTGATATATTAGCATTATATACAAAATCACCAGTATGGTACATAAATCTTCCAGTACCATTCTTAGGTTCTGAAACAAGACTAGCATCATCATTACCATTCTTTCTAAATAGAACGTCTGGTAATACGGTATTACTAGTGATATTATTATTTGTACCAGGCACTGTATTATTAGCAATTATATAGTTAATCGTTGTAGAGCCATTAGGATTATTACCACGATCATAGCTACCATCAGAATAGAATACTTTATTATATACCTGTCTTTGGATATCAATGACTGTATTAAGCAATACTGCACCAAATATAGGATATTTGATTCTAGGGTCTTCAGGTATAAATCTACGCACTTCTATATAGATATCTTGGTTAACTAATGCAGATAATAATTTGCAAGATACATAATCATATGTAGTCTTATCTATTAAAGGTATCCAACATTTTTTATTACGTTCGATACTTTCAAATTCAATATAGCATATCTTATAACTATAATTAGCTCCTGGTCTTGAATTATTTGATATTGGTATTTTATATATACCTCTAGGGTCACCACTTAGTTTGAATATACAATCTGTTGTAATAGCATCGGTTATAATTCTATTTATATCTGTTTCTTTTATGCCATATATATTTGTACCAGCTGGTAATTTGGTACCTTCACGACCACAAACAACTGTAATATTATCGTCATTCTTAAACAGATCATTCATTGTACCTTTAGGTGGGGTAGTCCATACAGTTAAACCACCTACCATCTCTAAGATATGTATATTAGCATCATAACGACCATTATCTACATTAGTCTTAATAGCTAATGCTTCTCTATACATATTTTCTGCAGTATCACGTGAATTTGTTACCGCAATACCACTATCATCTAAATCATGGTAGTCTAATAAGAATAAACTTATTTGTTTAGATTGTGTATTATTGTAATCAATCCAAGATGGTTTAGATTTCTCTAATAGATCTTGTAAAGATATATTATTACGTACATAGTCGCTATCTACAAGATATACTTGCATAGCTCTATTATCTATTTGGATATCTGTGAGTTTAGTCATAGTATCCTTAAAGTGTTCTATATACGTTTTATCGCTAGGTGTATCTGTACGTCTTAATATGTATTTGAATGCTGGTGTGTTAAGTTTAATAACTACATCAGAACTTATGCTTGTTGGTATTGCGGCTAGTTGTGCTGATGTAATATACCCTATAGCTTGGTAATCGTAATTCATAGTACCAAACCCATAACGTTCACTCATATTACCAGCCTGTGGGCTAGGATATGCTATCATGGGTCCAGTATATTTAATGGCATCAATTCGTGATAACACTTCCTGCTTACTCATGGTTTTATGTACTTTCATATAATTATACTTACCAGTATTATATGCGTTAACCAATCTTGTAGCCTCAGGTACATATTGAGTTTTTGTATTAAACGTAGTACCATCATTAAGAGTCATTCTAGCAACTTCGATACGACCATCAGTATTTGTACTAACACGAGAGTCTATTAGGTTAGTATATTTTACTGCATTGATATAGTCATCTATGAGTAAGATATAACCCCAAAGCATACTATCTTTCATAGTCTGTCTACGATACATGTAGATTCGACCATAAGTATTATTGACAGCATTAAATAAGTTATATTGTCCAATACCATATAAATCGTATGGTATAGAATTACAGTTATTAACCGATTCTGTTACAGCACAATTAATAATAGGGCTATCTTGGAATAGAGTTAATGCTATACGGTTATGATCTGTTTTACCGACTATCATTTCACAATGAGATGCATTCATTAATGGTGTAGTAAAGTCTGTATAGAATCTGGAACTTAAATTAACTATTTTATTATTGGCATCTATATCCACAGTTCCATTTGTCTTAGCTTTATAGAAGAAATCATTATTACTAGGTGTAGGATTTGCATTTTCTTTATACGAACCACCAATAACAATATTTCCTTTGAAGTATTTATATCTAGGACGATATTCATTACCATTACAACCAACCAAGAATACATTTTCTGAACTGATACGTGTACGATTATAGTCACTTATATTAGTATCGACTTTAAATGCATCTATAACTATATTAGGATCATCATAAAATACTTCATAAGTAACTGCTAATTTATTAGTACCATTAGTATTTAGATAATCTTTAATATTGGAAGTTTTAAGATACTCTCTATTATTATTGATTACCGGAATGAGTCTATCTTTAAACTTAATAGCCACAATAGACAACCCAGTTTTAGTTGTCAAGTTCTTATCAAAGAATAGTTTATATTCAGATTCGTTTGATAGTTCTTGTAAGTCTCCACCAACTTTAGTTACATCATAAACGTCAAACAAGTTAGATTCATCGGTAAATGTCTGTTTATGATCAACTTTCATTTCGTTTTCTTTAAGAAGATAATCAAAGTTGATATTGACTGGAATTGTAACACGTTCAAATGGCTTAGTTATAGAATACTCAGATGATTCCCATGTAGTATTTCCGTCTGTTACGTTAATTGTATCAGTTTCACCATTATCACCAACAATTACATTACCTGATACTGAATAGTTACCAATCTCTAATACAAGTTTAACTATAGTTAATGGTGGTATAATTATATTATTATCTCCAGTTATAGCTATTTTCTGTTCTTCGGTATGTGTACCATCGATAGATGTGGTTTCTCGTATTAGTAGATACGGGTTACTAAACTCTTTTAATTTTTCACCAGGAACGTATAATTTCCAGTTATAGTTTCCAGAATTCTTTGCCAATATAACGTTTGTGTTAATAACTACACCACTTTGTGGTATAATACGATACATAATAACCCCATCAGGAGTTATTGTATCTGTAGTCTTAGAGATAGTATATGTCTTATCTTTAACTTTAATAGTAGCCTCGAATGATTTATAACTATTATCATTATTATCATAAGATGCAACTACTGTTTTACCTATAAGACCATTTAATTTAGTAGAGTCAGTAATTTCTGTCCAAGTTTGTTTAGGATTGGCAATATCATCCGTTAGATAATATTTTACACCATCAATCTTAGGACCATTAAATCTTACTGTATATAATGTATCACCATCTATAATCTTAGATTCTGGTAAATCATATAAGAAATAATGATTAGGTCTAATATCTAAACAGTCTTGAACTAACCCAAAGTCATTTAGATTTTTGATATTAGGGAATAGAATATCACTAGTATTAGCTCTAAGTCTATCTAGGACTACAGAAGATTCATTGGCTATAGATGCTGGTAGATATTTGATTAATAGAGATTCTTCTTTGGTTATAGATTCTCTATTATAGATAACGTATTCATCAGCATCATCTAAAGCTGTTTTGATTGTCTCATATGGGACTTTATTATCATTAATAAGTCTAATGATAGAACGGTATTTGTATTTCTTTATATCAGTTGCTAGCTTATTAACTATAACAGCACACTCTTCAGGTGTTTTGTTACGAGCCAATACATTGATAGTCTTATAATTAGAATAATCTATCTCTTGTTGAGTTATATTCTTTCCATTATAAGTCATTACTGGTTTAAACTTATATGGTGTACCATTTACGATATTATCCATAATCTTATAGATAGACATAAAGTGTGGTAATAACCATTCAGTGTATCTATCTGCTTTAGAACTATTGGATTTTGTTTTACGTACATATGCTAAGTCTATATCGTCCATATGTGAACGGTATATTACCCCATATGGAATATCATTGATATATTTTAATGGGTCTATAATAGACTCACTATTTACATTGATACTAGTAGTAAAATCATATAAGCTAGGTAAGCAAGTTAATGTCAAATCACCTGATACAGTTCTAAATAAACCATCATTAGGTTTATTTGGTATACATAGCTCAAAGTCCTTATTGACATTTAGCTTATTGGTATCATCATTAAAGACTAATAGCTTACTAATCTTACTATATGTAGCATTCTTGCTATCTGTCCAGTTCTTACCAAATTTATCAATAAATTTCAATTTACCATTAGCTAGATTGAAATTCCCATGCATATCTGGAGTATTGACATATGATGCTGGTATAGCATATAGTCTATTCTTAACGAATACAGATTTGGTTACATAGTACTTATATTGGTCTTCTAAACCATTATCAAATGTCGGATAGTCTCTATATCTAGCATGAGATGTTGTACCAGATGGTACACTAATCTCAATACCATCAAGATATTTATTTCCACGGCTAAAGTAAACCTTATATGTGCCACTAATAGTAGCATAGTTTACATCATTGCCTGTAGTATTCTTATTGGATATTGCAAATAAAGTCTCTACTGTAATGTAGTTTTTATCTGCATCTAATAATGGAATGACTCTATCATTATACTTAACCATAGCAAAGGTATTTACGTTCAGTAAACGACCATCTATATCAGTTTTAGCTATACGGAAAGTATACTGTGTATTGTTAGTCAATGTATTAGCTTGTGTATTCTTTGTTAACCGTTGCTGTTTCTTTATCTCAAATTGAGTGAATAAACAAGGGTACCAGTTATTGGTACCCCGTTCAACTATGGTTAACGTTTTCTTTGTGACATCTACAGCTTCTTCTTTAACAAATTCACCAGCATAGATTTCTAGCCCTTTAGAAGTCCATTCACCAACGTATTTGTTACCGACAGTAAACTGATTGTAGTCTACAGGTAGTACAGCACCATTTCTAAACTTAGTTAGAAGAGGCACAGTCTTACCATTTATTCTAATAGTATCTCCACCATCAACCCCTTGTTTGAATATAAGATTGATATGGTCTCCAAGTTTAAACTTAGGGTACTTTTTCTTAAATACTATTACAAATTTTCCCATAGTTTATCCTTTCTAATTAACTGAAAATGTACCAGTTAATTTGGTATCATAAGATACACCTTGTTTTTTCTTAGTGTAATAATTTATCAAGTTTCTAATAGCAGGGTATACATTATATTCAAACGAGCTACCAGATAGAGCTAATATTGCATATTGCTCTACTGTATATTTAGCAAAGTCTGCATAATCTGATACATTGCATAATCTGAATGAGATAGCATTACTAGCACCAGTATTATATAACTTACCATTTCTTAGACAATGTAATGGATATCTATTAGGTCCTTGAGGGAATGCTAATGTTGTATATAGATGCTTATCTCTATCTGTCGTAGGCAATAGCACTCTACATACGTTTTCTGGGATTATACCGTTTATATTAGCATTATCAATAGTAGCAGTAGCCATTAATGGCTCATCTATTGCTGGAGGTTTTAGCATATTAGGCCAAGTATCATTATAGTTATAATCATCTCTATAGAACGCTATCTCTCCAGATCTATTAGTTGTCATAGTGTAATTATCTGTATTGAAATAGTTGATTGTATTATATAGAGCAAATCCGCTTCTATGAGAGAATACTGTAGACATATCATCTAGTATCATATAATAACCAAAATCAACTGTAGCAGTTTTCATAACTTGTCTAAATCTTAGTTTAAGAGTTTTACCAACTAATGATCTATATGATACATAGCTAAAGTTAGTATCAACTATAGGATGTGTCCAAGTATTATTTACATTAGCAGTAGACGGTACAAACATCGCAGGACGTTCGCTATCTCTAGATATATTTGCTACATTATCTCTATCTAAGAATGTAACTGTTACGATATCATCATCGTTTACATTACTTAGTTTACGTAAACATTGGAACCCATTAACAAACGTATTGACATTCCAAACAGTGGTATATGTATGATCAGCTGTTGGTGTAGTATCTTCTAAGGTTTTTGTGCTTGGTGTAATATCATCGTTAAGAATATTATAACGACTATCAAAGAACTCTAGTTTATGTGTAGCATTTACAGTATACACTTTCTTAAGTTCTTTATACTTGGCTTCAAAGTTACTAAAATCATCTAAGCCAATTAATACAGTTTCCACTGTAGTGGTATTAGATTCATTTAAGACTTTATCATAGTTAACTTGACCAGATAGCTTAGTACGTAATACATCTAGAGTATTGCCCTTGACCAATAATTTCTTTTCAAGCATATGATCTGTCCAAGTATTATCCCAAGGGAATACTGTAATCTTATCTGTATTTGAATTAGATTTGAATACAGATATTTGATTGAATAGTTCAGTAGCATATCTAGACGTAGTTAGACTACGTCCACCATCAATAAGATTAATCTTAAGATGCCCAGTTGTACTATTATTAATGTCTCGAATGATATTGATTACAGAGTCATCTGGTGTATTAGCACAATAGATAGTAATACCGTCTAAAGCATTAATATCTACATCATTAGAAGACTTGTACTTATAATTAGACGTACTATGTAATTCAGATTCAGTTGGTTCAATAAGCTCAGTATTATTAACTAAGTGGTTATAGATATTAATAAGAGAATCTAAGTCTGGTAATAGCCAGTAATTCTCATTTATACCAATAGCAGAGTCTTCATCACTAGCTAGATTGATATCATCGAACTTAGCAATCTTATAAGACTTGGCTACACGTGCTATATTGATATCAGTCTTTGTATTATTCTTAGGGTTAATGATTTCACCATTAGTAGATTTGTATAAACCTAGTACATGAATCTTGGATCCATTACTATGAGCCATATCATTATACACATTATCTTTGTCTGTAGAAGATGCTTTGACTATATGGATACTAGTTGGCATCTTACGATCACAGAATCCAGATAATGTATAGATAGTATTGTCTTCATCAGCATTAGCTGTACCATGACCCATATAATCATGAGTAATAGTTGTAGTGATATCTTGTGTTATAGCACTACCATAAGTCATGCTTTCAGTACCAGCTAAGTTCTTAGCATAGTTAAATACCAGTTTAGTATTAGCAGTTGGTTCTTTAGCATGAGCTGCACTAGCTACAAATGCCGCTACCATGAAATTATCATGTTTAACGTATTCAGTATACTCTACGGTTATATTATTAGTATCATTAGCATAAGTCATTGCTTCGATGACGTCATTAATAGTTAAGTATTTACGATCAGCATCTACTAATGGAACTATACGTCTAATACCATTATTACGTACATCATCAAATACAATAGCAGCTATCTTCTTTCTAGCACTTTCATCAATATTATTTAACGAATCATTACTGAAAGAGACAGTATATGTACTATTAGGGTTAACTATATTATCGTCTTGTGACATATATGGTTTAAGATAGATATACTGATAGATAGATGGATAGTCTATCATAGTATTTCTATATAACCACATACTTCGTTTTACTGATGGATCCACAGGACCATCACCTGATGACGGAAAGTCAGATGCGTATAATATGATTTTATTACCTTTAAACTGCCCCACTACAGTTTGGCCAGCCACAATTTCCCCAGCATCTAAGTATCTTAATACAGAATCCTTATATGCTACATACATAGGATAATCATGATTATTGATAGCAGCAGTATCACCACCGCTGCTATCAGTATTAAAAGTAATTTTAATATAATCATCAAAACGCAACTTACAATTCCCTTCTTTGAAAGTTATTGTATGTCTTGCCATATTAGCCTGCCTGTAAAGTGATAAGTTTTTCTTGAATCAAATATTTTATCATTTGTGCATAAGTTTCATCATAAGCAAATTCTATAAGATATTGGTCTATATTTGGATTTTTATATACGAAGAATCCAGTTACATTTCTTAAGAATTTACCTATAGCATTATCCATATTAAATAAATCTACTAGTTTTAAATAATCTTTATTTATACCGGTAGCACTTTTAAAATAAGAGGTATTAATATTAGTTAGTACATCGGTTAAAGATATATAATCAGAAGCAGTACTAGATGGTTTTACTTTATTTAATGGAGAAAATTTAACAAATACCGTTTCTTTATTTAAAACATCTGCTGGTATTTTATCATAATATGTAATATTACAACCAATGCCAATATTACTGCCCAAATAGTACAGGCCACCTACACTAGTATATGATGTAATATACCCATCCAATCTACTAGCATTTTGTATAATAGGCTGCCCATCGACATATACTTTATTAGTAGACTTGTGTTCTATTTCATCAACGATCATAATTTTATTACTATAACCACTTCTTAGTGTATATGGCTTTAATGTTAAAAACTCTCTATTATTAAACCCAGCATTCAAATCTTGTAAAGTTATAATATTAAAGTTTTTATCCATTAATATTGCATTATTTACAACTGCGGCTATACTAATAGTAGTATCTGCATTATACACATTATTATTAGATAGCTCATTGTTAATCGCTGTAGTTATTTTAAAGTCGTTATCACCTTTATTAAATAACTTCATTTGCTTAGTGAAATCATTTCTAATATATATACCATTTCGTGATATACTAAATTGTATATTATCGTACCCTCTAAGTGTAAAACCACGGTTATTTTTATAAACTCTATTTGAATAAGATGAATCACGGTATAATATTGTAGGATACAAACTATTTTCATAAGTTAAGTTGTCTCCACCGGAGTATTCAATAAATGGACTATCTGGGATATCAATATAGTTACCATCATGAACAGTTTCATCACCAGGATTTACTGTAGCATTACCATCATGAATACGTGGATGACTATTAACAGTAAACCGTAGCTTAAACTGTTTATTAGTCTTATCGAAGATGAATGGCATGATATCACCAGCAGTAATAGCATCTACGATTTGTTCACCATTCTTATCACAGATATTGTATACAGTTTGACCAAACTCTGTATAAGAATCACCAATAGCACCATCAATGAATCTAATATTCAAAGATTCACCATGTTTTAGATCATTAAGAGAATCCATATCCCCTGGTGGGATTAAACGTAATTTCTTAAGATCTGTAGTGCTATCATGAACAGCACTGAAGATTCTACTAGAGAACTCAGGATTTACATCTGGTGCATCTGGTGCAGTGTCATTAGCATTCAAGTTATAAGAGTTAGCACCACGAGTACGTACAATACGTCTAGATACTAATTCTAATACTTGACCAGTTTCCATTGTAAAATCAATAAGATGAATAGCTTTAGCATTTTCATCAATACGATAGTTTACATCTTTAACTAGTTTAAGCCCTTCGAGATATACTTCCATATAGTCTACACCAGGAAGATAAGATGCATCACTAAAAGAGATTACACTGATATTATCAGTTGGTGCAGTATAGACTTTATTGTAAGTATCCATACGGTAAGGCATACCATTAGTGATATAGAAACGATTATGAACTGCATCATATTGCAAGAACAATTCATCGTTTTGAGTAATATCACCAGCTTCGAGCTTACTTGCTACGGATTTGTATACTGGGATAGTACGATCATTGACCACTAAATCACCATTAGCTGGCATATTAGCACGGAAACGTACAGCAATAATATTACCATCAGCTAAAGTGTAGCCTTCAGGGACTTCGAGAGATAATGCCGAAGTAGTTGTAGCAATAGGTTTAGCAATAGCACGAGAGATGATATTCTTTTCATCACATAATGCAACTAGTAAATCAAATAATGTTTTAACTGATGCACTTGTTGCTACAGAGCTAGAGCTATTTAAGAATGGGGAATCGCTTACATTAGCCATTCTATCAGTTGGAATAGAACCACGGTTAATAAGAGACCCATCAATATTATTAATCATACCAGCTACAGCAGGTGCTTTGGTATTGTAGATAAATGTATAGTTGATAGAACGATTCATTTCAACTGGTTCATTAAATACAATATCATTACCATCAATACTATAACGGTTAGGGTAAATATAGTTAGTACCAATATGAACTAAGAATGCATTAGGCATATCAAAGTAGTTATCAAATGGTACTGGAATAGGGAAACGTTTCTTAGTTTCAGTAACTAAGTGCGTACGGAAAGATGTAGCAATTACACCCATTTGTTTTAACTTAGCTTCAACAGTCTCACCAGATTCTAGGTAAGTATTATTAGCTGTAGTCAATGGTGCAATACGTTTACCATCTTTCATGATAGTTGCTTTAGTAATATCTGTAATAGGACCTACATATTTACTAGCTTCTTTTACAGATAAGAGTTGTTGCCAACCATCATTTGCATCATATACATAGAATGTACGAGCATCACGTACACAATAGATACGTGCTTCAAGAACTGTATTATTATTTACAATCTGAGTACGTTCATTATCATTATTAAGCATAAGAATGAAGTCTGTCAATAGACGCATATCATCAGAAGCATCATAGAAGACTTCTCTAGTATCAGTACAGTAAATAACTGTACCAGCAGAACGGGTAACCTCATGGAGGTTATTCCGTAGGCTTTCTGTATATTTTAAAGCTCCCATTTATATACCTCCTGGAAGTTAAACTGTGCCTTGATCAGCAATACCCATTTCATATTCATAGTTATAGAACCAGCTAATACCAGAATCATAAGACATCATTTTCAAATGAATCTTCTTATTAGTTGGTGGGATATATACATATAGATTATTATTATCTGGCTTAGTAAACTTAAGAATCTTTCTTGTAGTATTACTAGAGTTTGTAAAGTCAATAAATAAGTCAATCCATAATGTAGTATCACGAGTACCACTACGTTGAATCTTGAACTCTACATTAGAGTCTTGGCTATCAAAGCTATGAATAGTATAAGGATAAATCTTATTAGCTTCAGGGTCACCAGATGGTAAATGTACCTTTTCTGCAGGCATAGTTACGTTCTTAGCAGTAACTTTTTCACGTTCCAATGCAGATACACGTGGAGTTAAGTCTTCTGCTAACATTAAACCACTGACTTGTGTTTTAAGTATATTAACTGAGTTAGTTAATACAGAGTTTTGAGATTCTAAGTTAGTGATATTAGAAGTAAAGTTAGGTACAGCTTCTAGTGTAGCAATACGTGTATCATAATCAGCTTTAAACTTAGCAATGTTTAAGCCCTCTAATGTATTCAATCTACCAGAGATAGCAGATACTTCAGATGTAGTACGATTAGTATTACCTTCGATAGCTGATAGTTTAGATTCTGTATTACTTTTTAAAGTTTCAAAAGATGAACTAATAGTATTGACTTTATTAGTTAACTCAGTAACCTTAGGTTCTAAATCAGGTTTAGCTAATAAAGTCTGTACTTTAACTTGAAGATCAGTAATCTTAGTAAAAGCAGCAGACTGTGCTTCAATAGCAGTAATACGTCTATCTAAAGCAGTAAACTTAGGTTCAGTATCTTCTTTGGACTCTAATGTAGTCAATCTATTATTCATAGCTTGTGTATCAGATTTAAGTCCAGAGATATCCGTTTTAATAGGATCAATCTCTGCTGTTTTAAGAATCTTAGTATCCAATACATCTAAACGATTACGATTAGAATCAGATAAAGTTTTGATTGCTGGTAAGTCCGCATATAAATCAGCAGTAACTTGGATATCAGCAATTTGTTTACGAAGACGTTTAAACTCTTCAGCATCAGGTGGAGCCAATGTTTCTAGTCTAGTAACACGTCTAACTACATCTTCATCAATACGTGGTACCCATTTGATTACGTTATTATCTTTAACTGGGTAAGTATTATTACCAGCAACCTTAAAGTTAGAGATGCCTACTTCAGTATCTTGTACTGTAATAGAACGGTTATCAAATCTTAATGTCGGAGAAAGATAATGTGCTTCATCATTCTCTTTTAGTGTAATATTATTCTTATAGATTCTATTGATAGCTTTAGTAAGATTAATCTCACCAACACCTTCAATATTAACGATGAAGTTATCAGCAATAGAACCAGAGCTAGTAAATTCATTGATAATATTAGCAGTAATATCTATAATAACTGATTTATCTTCAGCAGATACTACATAGAGCTTACCTTTTTTATAGTCAACCAAAAGCTCTTTCTTCTGAGCTATAAACCTGGAGTCATAATCTAAGGCTATAACGGGTGCTCTACCACTGTTGTATCTAGTAGTATTAGGCATATAGTAACCTCCTTTTAAAAGTCGTCAAATTATATAAATGTTAAAGTACACCAAAAATTGAGGTAGGAGCTTAAAGACCCCTACCTCGGTATTTTTAGTATTTAAGTTCCCACCAATTGTTTTCTTTATAAACTTTAGCTTCGGAACTATCATGAGTAAATGTAGTTTGTACTTCTTCAATATTAGTATATTCATCAGCAGAAGCTTCTGGCTTACTACCAATGAATGTAGGACTATTAAAGGAGTTTAATTTATCTTCTTCACTTACAGGGGTAAGCTGTCTATTACGTAAATCATCTAAAACTAATTCATCATTAGTAGCATAGTCTAAGTCAGGATGTGTCATAACTTCACGACTAGCATTAAATGTATCCATAATATACAAGTTAGATTCTCTAGCAGGTACTAAGTTATCATAAGTGATACTTAATGCACCATTAGACGTTGCACCTTTACCAACAACAACCATGAATCTTTCACCAGGCTCTACACGCATATCCAAGTAGTTAGATACACCTTCGACACCACGAGATACAGATATAACTACACCTTCGTTTGTTAAACGTGTGAATGCTTTAGCATATTCATCATTGTTCATATTAGTTGGTGAGTAGTTAGCTAATGTATCTTGGTCAAATGTATTATACGGTGCTTCAGTATAAGTACTCTTACCAAATTTAGTAAAGTCAGACTGCTTATCTAATTCGATACCAGCACTTACAGTATTCTTAGATGCAGTACCATAACGTGCAGTAGAAGCATTATAGTATCTATAGATATCAATACGTTCTACTGTAGCACTATCAGGCAATTCAGGTACACTAAATTTATTAATACCATAACCTACAATTTGGATAGCTGCCATCTTAGATACATGGGTAACACTATCATTTAATGCAGGAATACCTTCAAAGCCACTACATAATGCAACCGTCATATTAGTTACACCTTCTGGTACTTCAAAGATAGACTCACCTTCGTCCCATGTAAATACATTATCATAGGAGATAGTCTTATCTTCACCAGCAGGAATTTCTTCATACATATTCGTATCAGTATTAAGACGTTTAGGGAACCAACCAGCATTAGCAAACGATTTATAGTCTACTATATACTTAGGACGTTTACCATCATTCTTATTGAACCCAATGCATACAAAACCACCCTTAGGTGCTGTAACTTTGTATTTAATCTTAGGCATAGTCTTAATAGTTTGAATTACTAAGTTACCAGCTAAGATATTAGGGTCAGCAGAAATACCATATGTACCCTCTTTAGGATTTAGACTAACAGCCCATCCCTTTTGAGCTACACCATTATTAGATCTAGGTTGACTAATAGAGAAGATACATTTAATCAACTTATTAAAGTCATCAGCTTTTTCTTGAGGAATCAAGTAAGAAGCTTCACCTACTTTAGCATTAGATAATGGATTTGTAGTTCTATTACTGAATACATCTACTTTACTAGAACCAGAGATAGATTGGATACTCAACTTAGTAATACCCTCAGGTACTGTAAAGCTATAGCTACCTGGTGCAGTAAATCTATGAGTAATTTCTTTAACTTCATTGATTTGTTTATTCTTCAAGGTAGATGTATCATATGTATAGATGAATGGTAATCCTTTGTTTACACCACTAGCAATGTAGTGTTCACGAATGATATGGTTAACTATAGCTTCTTGACTGATATTAGGAACTTTATGTCCTTCGATATCAGAAACTTTAGTATAGATATCCCACATCTTATCTACATCTTCTAAGTCTACAGAGTTAATGATAGTATCATAATCAGATCTAATATTCTTATAAGGTTCTAAGTCAGCTATTCTTGGTGTATAATCCATAATAACCGCATTGAATCTTGTTTGAGGATCTTCTGTAAGCCTAATAATATTATTAGCAGGAGTTACAATAGTATCAGCAACTACTTTCTTACCATTTACATATAAGAAGAATAGTTTAGAATTCATATTGTGTTTAATCTTCTTCTTATCTAGATAGATATATCCATATTCTGTAAGCTTAGGATGTTGAACTTCTTCTGAAGTATAAGACTTATTAGTATTATTAGCTACGTATAAGTACATGAATACTACATTCTTATCCTTAGGGAGAGCATCATCAAAATCAACTAAGGATAATCTATTACGTTTCTCATCAATAGTATATCTAGATGGATCTAGGTATACATTATCGACAAATACTAAGCACTTATTCCCTTGCTCGAAGTAGTTATCGAATGGTAATACGATATCAAAGTCCATTTGGTTTTCCATAGTAGACTTAGTAATACCGATATCCTTTTCGACTACAGCATACTTAGAATCAATCAATGTAAATAAGACTTCTCTACCAGCTACGGTTTTGATATTATCATTGATAAATTTGATATAACCAGTAGCATTATTGATAGTATAGTTAGAAGAGTCTATGAATGTACTACCAATAGTAACAAAGAAGTTATGATCATATAATAGAGTCTCTTCGAATGGAATCTTAATGCCTCTTTGACCATCAGTAGCAATAGTAGTAGCCTTGCTATTAAAGATACCATACTTAGAAGTGTCTACCATATCACCAATAGAACCTGTTACATCATCAATTGGTTGACAGTATACAAAGATAAAGTCAATTTCACGACCATAAGGAATCTTATCATCATCACCTAAGAATCGTAAATCATCACCATCGATTACATAACGACGTTTATCTACAAGAGTATCACCAATAACTAAGAAGAACTTATTGTCTCGTTTATTATAGTCATGGAATACTTCAGGTAACTTGAAGACTTGTTGATCATCTTTAGTTGCTCTAATAGTGATAGTATGGTTCTTCACACTAACCTTATTACCAACCATAAAGTTGAATACCAATTCTTGTCCAATATCTAAACCATACGGTGAAGTTAATGTCATAGTATTAGTATCAGGGTCTACGATATAATCATCAGTATCTAAGAAGATACCATTACGAATAACGAAGAACTCATTACCATCTTTAAAGTAATCACCATAAGGTACTGGTACAGTAAACTTAGTTTGATTTTCAATATTAGCAGTTACACGTACAGCACTAGCATCTAGAGTATACTTGTTTGTAGGGTATACGAATACAAATACCATAGCAGTATTAGGGTCTAGATGTAAGTCATTATTACGGAATCTAATAGTACGACCACCATCTTCAATAGTGTATCGAGATGGGTTTACATACAAGCCTCTATAGGATACGAAGAAGAAACCATTATAACCCTCATATGGATAAGGGATATCATAATAGATATCATCTACAGATTCAGCATAAGTGAATCTAGCATCTACAGTTAAGATGTCTTCTTCTTTAACACCACCAAATGTATCTACATCTAATGATTTATTAAAGATAAATACGAATGTCAATTCACGACCTAATGGTAAATAATCACTAGGGTCTTTCATGATAATCTTATCACCAATTACATCGTATCTAGATTGCTCTAAGATTACACTACCACGCATTACAAAGAAACTATTCTTATCGTTCAAGAAGCTCTTTGTAGGGAATGGAATACTAAAGATAGGTTGATTATCAATAGTTGCTTTAACATGAGTAACTTGTGCTGTATTGTTTGTACCAATATCCACATAGTTCAAAGCATCTGGAATATAGAAGATTTCCACTCTATCACCAGGGTCTGCCATAATACGAGTATGGATTACTGGTCTAACTACAGAGTTATCTGGTTCTTCGAATAAGAAACGATACATGTCTTTAGATAGCATACGTCCATTATGGAATACCAAATATCTATCTGGGTCTTTACAAGCTACAAAGTCCTTAGTTAGATAGAACGTACAACGTTTAAAGTTCACTGGTGGATAGTATGCATATCTGAATTGACGTTTAGATGCCATATAGATATCTTTACCATACCAGTTAGCATCAGTAAAGCTAATAGTCTTAGCTTCTTTATCGATAGTAAATGGTGCATCGAATAAAGAATTTTTAGTAAACTCAAGACAGTCATAGTAGATATGGTTGTCTGTATAGTTAGCAAATACAATTAAGTCTTCATATGGAATAGTAGTATTCTCAATAGTGTCAGTATTAGGTACTTGAACCTTGAGGAAGTTATTATTGACTCTAGAGAATCTTACAATCTCAAAAGTATCATACTCTTGAATATCATCATACTCTTCTTGAGTTAATTGTAATTGGAATTCACTACCGATATATTTGATGCGGTTATATAAATCCCATAACTCACCATTACGATGAATCATAACGAATGTTTCTGTACGGTCATGTAGACCACGTGGCATTCTAAAGATTAAATCAGAACCAATATAAGATTTGAATTGCTCACCAGTATAAGAATCACTATAGATATTAGATAGCTTTTCATATAGCTCATCAAAGAATGCACCATTATATCTAGAGATGTATCTAATACCATGCAAGAAGTTATCACTATATTCAGTATCATTACGATATTCGTAATCGAAGTCTTTCTGCATTGTATGTAAGTCTAACCCTTTGATGGTATTATCTACTAAAGCAGATTTCATAATATCATCATTAGGCGGTCTAACTATATTAGATTGATTATCATTAACTACTGCTCTATAGAAGTACTTCATAACCAAGTCTTTATCTATAGGATTGCCATCATTAATCGATACCAAGTTAAGATTCTTGACATCAGGCTTAATTGTAGGGTTTAGTTTACTTTCAGTAAAACAGATAAAGTTCTTATCGGTAGACTTATGACGTTTATCTACTAAGATATCTAAGTTATCAATAGTAGCACCAGCTAAGTTAGACCATTGTTTAGTTATAAGATTAATACGTTCAGTATTAGTGGATACTACAATAGCACCATAGTCTAACGCTAAACCATTATCGCCAAATCTGAAGATAACTGTTTCTTTGTAAGGAATATTACGTTTTTCAGAGTAGCTTACATTGAATGGGATATTGATGATTTGTACGTCATCAATATGAATAGGGTCAATACCCACTTTATTATTTATATAGAGATATGTATATCGTTGATCTCTAACTAGTGTAATATCGGACCATTTGATAAATAAGCCATTGACAAATACTAAAGATGGATTAACCAATCTTTCATCAACGGCATCTTTAAAGTTCTTTATATATACTAGTTTCTTTTTGGATGGTCTATCTGTAATAAATCTTAGACCGTTGACTTTAAGTACGTATTTGTCTTTACCAAATACGTATCTATGACGGCCTTCTTCGAGATAGTACTGAGATACAGACCAAGAGATATCTAATAACTCAGGAATCATACCAGCTTGAATAGATTCAATATTCTTTACAGTATAATTCCTGAGTAAATCTACATGCTCTACAATATTAATCTCATTGTGATTATGTCGCATGTATTATCCTCCGATTAGATTACTTTTTTCAAAATATCATTACAGTATGCTACCATTGCATTACCAGCTACTTTTTCGATAGTGGATTGGTTATTTAAGAAGCAACCAACGTATGCATCTGTAAGCATAGCACTGAATGCTGGGAAGTATTCTAATGCAAACATAGTTCCTGGTGTATATAGCTTAATCCATGTAGCCAAGAATGATTGTAATTCTAATTCTTTAAGCTTAAGAATATCATTACATGTATGCATGAAATAATCAATATTAGCAAAAGATTCTACTTCAAGATAAGCTACAAGAAGTTCTTTCTCACGTTCAGTAATATTAGCAATCTTCTTAGCTAAGTTTACGTTAACACTAAATCTAGATTTCTTATACACCGTATTAAGGAAGTATAATGCAGATAAGAATAAGCAACGGTTACGTAGACCGTTGATATTATTAATCTTGAATAGGTAGTTGATGATATTAGTGAATAAGTTAGCAAATGCATGTGCAGCATCTTCGATAGTACTAGTACCAGTAATCTTATCTAGATGATAAGCATGGATAGTAGCAGCATAGATAAGGTTAGCAATCAATACACTAATATTATGACAAACGTATTTACCATTATCATCTAACTCAATAAGACCATATACGTCAATATAGATTGCATATTTATTACGATCACCTTTAAGATCTCTAGCCATGAATACTTTCATCATTCTAGGCATAGGTTTCTTACCAATAACTAATTTAAGTCCTTTGAAGTTTAAGAACTCAACTAAGTTACTAGATAACTTTTGTTGCTTACGAACTTCATAAGCAATATCTTCAAACTCTTTAGAAGATATATCAATCACTTTACCAGCATTAATGAATTCGACCATTTCTTTTTCGAATTCTTGTTTGTGTTGCTGGAAAAGGAAAGTAGTATTCAATGTTTTAATTTCTTGTGCCATGAATAGTAGCTCCTCCGTTGAAAAAATAAGAGATTTTACTAATATGTTTCCCTAGGCTATTTATATCGAGTCAGGGTTATATGCCCCTATGTCACAGTGTGACATAAAGGCATATAGGAATTGGTAGTATATATTTATTATAGGAGAAATTTTAAACGCATTAAACTAAACAAGATTTATTAGTCGCCGCATTTACTAATAAGTTATGATTGTAAAAGTTTAATTTAACTATATTGTCAACTATATATTATAGAAATGGAGGTGTTTAAATAATGCTAGTAGATTTGTCTTTAGACCATGTAACTCATGTATCTAAATACACAGAAGAAAGTGAGGCTAAAAGAGTAACAGAAATACTTTCCTATATCGGTGAAGAATCTCTAATGTACTGGGCTAATAGTTTAGGATTTAAAGGTATAAGCTATAAGAAAGAACTATCGAGATATGCTGTTATAGGAACCAAAGTCCACTCTGAAATAGAGCGATTCTTATCCGGAGACAGAGACTTAAACACTATTAATCCTGATGACTATACTCAAGCTGGGTTCTATGCTTTCATATCTTGGTATGATGAGCAAGTGAATAAATTTGGTAAGACTATAGAGATATTAGGATTAGAGCAATCCTTTGAAGGGAAATACTTCAGAGGAACTATTGACTGTATCATGAGAGTTGATGGGTTATTATACCTAGTTGATTTCAAGACATCTAGTCATATAGGGTACAAATACTTTATGCAGTTAGCTGCTTATGAATATTTATGGTCTAAAGCTGGTAATGAACCAGTGTTTGGATTCATGATTATTCAGTTAAACAGAGATAATCCTGCTAAGTATGCTACTTATACACTAGATGCTATTGATGGTGGTAATACCTATCTATATAATCTTCTTCAAGATACATTCTTTAAACTAACACAAGTTGCTTTTAATGTAGATGAATTGAAGGGAGTTTACAAATAATGGCAAACAACAACACATATCTTCTAGATCTGATGATTAAACGTGCTGATTTAGAAGATAGATTTGAAGAAAACACAAATTTCCTTAAGTTACCATTATTATGGTGGAAACTTAAGAGAATGGATTCCAAAATTTACAAGTTCTGTAGTGATGCATTAATGATAGATGTATTAGATAATGTAGCGGAAGTTTGTAAAGTTATTGGTAATGGAACTAAGCTGTATAATAATATGAATATAGATATAAAATTAGAGGGAACCCGTCTAGCTATCACTAGATACTACATAGGAAGACGTATGTTTGGTTCCATCACTACATCTAAAGTTGAATATAATACAGCTAATGCAGACAGTATCAAATACATCATTTCTAGAGAATCTATAAATGAAACAACTGAAAATACAGAAATCAAATATGAATATGACGATGATGATGATTTCACTAATCATGGTATTCGTACTCTTATTAATGAATTCTGTAATAAGTTAATTTCTCCAGATGAAAATTAATTAAGGGTGAATTATGGAAGACAACTACAAGCATTATTTTGACCTCACTGTAGCTCTTACATCATTAGACTTAATTAAAACTGAGTATGATAAATTACCATGGTATAAAAAAATATTCCGTGGAAAGAAATACGACAAAGAAGTATCCAATCTACATGATAAGATATGGGATTGTGTAAATAAGTTATACAATCAACCATTTGTATCTGCTACATTGATACTATATCTTGAATGTACATACATCATACCACTTAAATATAGTGGTATAGTTAGACGATCTAAGCATAAGAAAGACTTTGATATGTTTTACATAAATAGAGTCAAGTTAGAGTCTGCTATTGAGATATATGCAGCAAAGACTATATCTCAATATATAGAACGTAACGTTAGTATTACATTTGGACCACTCACCTATCATTCTAAACAATTGACAGTTGGGGAAGTCCAATATACTGTACGTTCATTAACATCATTAGATTATACTGAAACAGAGTACTTCTCTTGTGATTTATTAGACTTTGAGAATACATTGAAGACTGATATAAAAGAGCGTGAGAAATTTATTTTAGATGCTATTAATTTAGCACTTACGGATACCGTAGAACTATTGCTAAAGCACGGTCTATCTGGTGAACCGTTATTATATTAAGAAATACGAGGTATAAAAATGGAAAACAAGAAGCGCATTACAGAAGAAGATCTTTTTAAAGATTTAGATTTAGACATGGCTGATTTATTTACAGTTAACGATGTCTTTAAAGAATTGACATCAACACGATATGGCTTCTATCATGTAGCGACTATATTATGTGCTGGTATTCATGGTTTATTAACCACATCATACATTATTAAAGACCTAGAAGCATTCACTTTGGATTCTTATCGCAATATGAAATACCATTTCGAAGATGATGATGGTAATTTCGGTGCAGCTATGGCAGTAAATGCTAAGACAGGTGAAGAAGTAGACTTTGCATTAGGATTTCTTAATGTAGATGACTATGATATTAAAGAGTTCTTGCTTAAAGAAGACTTAGAAGAGTATCTTGAACGCAAAGAGTCTACTGGTTGTTCTTTAGGTGAAGCTATTGGTACTGATGTGCTACTAATAAACATTCGTTTTGCACATAAACGTATTGTGGTTATGTTTGATAGCCGTAATGAACGTCTAATCTTATTAGGCGAGAAAGAGAACCATGAGCTAGACATGTTAAACCCTAAAGATGAACATAAGCTATACTATGCTATCATGTCATCTATTCTATCTATCTTTGTGTATATGGATATTGAAGATTCTAAGTATAGGGTCTACGATAAAGATAGTGCATTTAAACGTCTTGATGAACTTATCACTACATGTGATGATGATGAAGTAAAAGCACTATTTGGTAAGTTCTTCTTAGAAGAAGTTACTAGAAAAGATAGTGCATCTAACTATGCACAAGTATTAATGGCTTTACGTGAAGCTGCTATGGAAGGTAGTAATACACCTGAGTTCCCAGATCCAGCTGATAAAGATAAACTAAACTAACTTAGTAGTAATGACTTAAGGAGGTAATAATATGGAAAGACAATTGTTATATCCTGTAACTGAAGATATTAAACAATTGGCATTAGATATCTTACATAAGATGAAAATCACTCAATTGTATGAAGCTAATGCTTATTCATTCGATACACCTTATGGTGTATTTAATGCTACAGCACAAGAAGACGATGGATACTTGTACGTACGTACTTCATGTGAACGTGTTGACCATGTAGTATCCTGGTATAGTGCTGAACGTGAACGTTATACTCAAGAAGACTTAGAAATCTTATTCATTGCTATGGGTAAGATTTATGCGAAAGGATTCTAGTATGAATATAGATCAATTCCTGATAGACTCTGAGGAACTAATTAGAAGTCTATATAAAACCACAAAAGATCTAGACGTTCTAATTAAACAAGAAGAACCTAAAGCCATCGTAAATGGAGAACCTGTATACGATGGAGACGGTTATTTCTATAGTATCAGTGGTGATACTAAGGGCTTTGCTCAATTGTATGCTATGCTAACAAACGTAGAGCCTAGTGACATTGTTTTCTATATGATTAGGAACCAACATTTGTCAGATAGATTCTTAGATTTTGATATGAATGATAAATTCAAGGTTAGAGTCTATGCTGATACATTGGTAGAACGTTTGACTATTAGATTTACTGATAAAGCTGGTCAAACACAAACAATGGCATTCAATACCAAGTACGTAATAGACTTATATACAGAAGAGCTTAAACAGCTCTTCTATTCAGCTATTACATGTGCTCTATTAATCTACTATGCTAATCAATACATTGAGGTGACTGAAGATGGATTACAATAAATTGCTTCTTGATGCAGCAAAACAAATTACATCTGTTACCAAGAAGTCTTCTAATGAAATTGCTAACTCTTTTGAAAGATTCATCAATGAGAATATTCCAGAAGAGCTTATATTTGAATCACCAAAGATTTGCATGGCTTATATTGATAGATTGAATTTTAAGAATAAAGATACGTATCAAGCATTCAGACACTCTGTATGCTATAAAGATGTATTAGCATCTATCAATAGTATCTATATTCCTATAGATCTTAAGACTATAAAAGACTATGAAGTTGATTATATCTTACGTAACCCATATGTATATAGAGACAATCAAGATATCATTGATTACATTGTACAATATGTAGAAACTATATACATGGGGTTAGATGATTATGTCAAGTTCATTAAGTTCTTAATTATAGCTAGAGGATTCTTTAATACCGAGCTTGACGTAATGTCTATTGAGCCAGCTGAAGATTTAAGTCTATTACCACTTTACACTGCTTTAGGTATCTTAGTATCTAAATCAGCACCAAGTGAAAAATTCTTATTCGACAACCCACAAGAAATGAAACAAGCTTTCGACAAGGTTGTGGAAATGGGTATAGCTGGTCAATACGTAGTAGATACAATTTTCAAGGAGATGAACAAATATGACCAACGATAACAAAGATATGTGTATCAATGTATTGGAGATTATGTTTGACTATGTCTCCGATTATACTCATAAAGTTCCAGATATGGATAAGAAAGATGAGAATGGTAACAATATCCATCTTTTAAATATTATGGAACTTCATGGGGTAGAATTATAGTGTGTACTTTTAAAGAAAGGATATCTGTATGGTAAGAAAGAGATATTCTAATGTAAAAGTATCAGACAACTTAAAAGCTATCTCTGAAGATAACGAATATGGTAATCTCATACTTCATAAGAAGTATGGGATTATCCCATATTTTAAGTTTACAAGATACTTAAGTAAACTAAGAAAACATTCACCATCGTATAAGGAACTTAGAGCTATGGCTTGTTTCATTAGAATAGCCAAACTAATCTTTTTTTATACACCCGGTGATAGATTAGATAAATCTGATATGGGTCTATCTGAATATAGATTAGATGCTCAGTTTAAAGATGATGATGTAATCATTTCTTACTTCCCTAAGCCACATATTAAGATTACTATCACTCTATCATATCTTGAAGATATCAATATTAGAATCTACAACTATGATGAAGAGAAAGAGCAGACAAATGTATCATTCTCTGATGGTAATGCTAGTATAGAATGCTTAGAAGATGAGCAAATGTTTATTAACATCATTCGTCCATTAATGGGTGGATTCTGTAATATCTTAGAATACTATTACAACGCAAAAACAGAATAGGGCCAATGGCTCTATTCTGATTATTTTTTGTCTAAATAGGCTTATAATGAATAGTCTTTCACGTAGAAAATTATTACACACACAACGTACTAATACAAGAGAAATTAAGCTTGGTAGAGGTGGTGAAAGACCGATGAAAGACAGTAATTTATTCATAGAAGCACATATATCAGATATACACTTTGGGGTAATAGATCCAAAGATAACTTATAAGATTCTTAGTGAGCAATTCACTAATGTAATAGCAAATATAAATGATTTAGACTTGGTATCCATAAACGGAGACTTATTTCATCATAAGTTTATGGGTAATTCAGATGCTATCTTTTATGCATTGAAATTTGTAGATGAATTAGTAGCAGTATGTCGTAATAAGGGATGTACTTTGTTCATCTTACACGGTACACCATCTCATGATGCTAATCAAACTAAGCTATTTTATCAATATATGAACGATAATACCGTAGACGTTAGAGTCATAGAGACTATACGGTTTGAATATGTAAATGGTAAGAAGATTCTCTGTATTCCTGAGATACCTGGGTTAGGTAAAGAATATTATGAGAATATATTATATACTGAGACATACGATTCTGTATGTGCACATGGAACTATCCGTGGAGCTATTTATGGGAGAAATGCAGAAGATTTAGATGCACCATCCCCAGTATTTAGTATGAATAACTTTATTTTATCTAATGGACCAGTAATTGCTGGCCATGTTCATGTACCAGGTTGCTTTGAAAGAGACTGGTACTATTGTGGTTCACCAATTCGATGGAATTTTGGTGAAGAACAGCCTAAGGGCTTTGTAATTTTAGTCCATAATACTTACACAAGACAGTATTATGTGAAATATATGCACATTAAGTCATTTAGATATGATACCATCAATATAGATGATATGATAGCTAGTGACCCAGTAACCATTTACAACTATTTGATGGATCTGAAAGCTCAGGGTATTGATAATATCCGTATTGAGCTTACAGCTGACCATCCAAATATTAATATACTTAGAGACAAGTTTAGAAACGACGGCTCGATTAAATTCAAATGTGATTTCAAGAATGATATCATAAGACAACAAGCCAACGAAGTCTCAGAAAAATTTAAAGAGTATGACTATATTACTGATAAGAATCTATCAGAGTATGAGATACTCACTAGATACATCAATACTAATAAAGGTTATACTTTTATAACTACAGACCAATTGATCGATTTGTTAAAAGAGTAAAGTGAGGTAGAGGATTAATGGCTAGAGGTAATGAATTAAACAATAAATTCATGATTGAATGGCCTAATCTAGTTATATACGTTAGGTATGTATTCCAAACGCTATACAGACAAGACAATCGAGAAATCTTAGCTACGTTGTTAAAGCTTATGAATAAGATGGATCCTGAAAAGGTTTATGATATCAAGACTCAAGAAAAGCACATAAACGTATTTAAGTTTCTCAAGGCTTTATTAGAAAGAAGACTTAATGGTAATAAAGATAAAGATCTTCTTATTGAAGTGTGTACTGATGGTCTAATCAAGAAACACTTACCATTAAATCAAATAGATAACCCATTGAATAGTAGTGACTTTGCAGTTATAGAGCAACGTATCTATTCTGACTATGAAAACTATTCAGTTATCACATACATGGCACAAGCCCATGATAAATTCATTGAGTTGACTACAGCTGGTAGCCAACTAGAACGTGAAGCAGTATTAAAAGATATGCGTCTTAGATTACGTGATATTGGTACGACTTTACGTCAAACAGCTAATACAGCAACAGGGTCAGAGACATTCTCATTGACAGATTCTGATGTATTTATTAGAACTATGGGTAATGTATATGACCGTTTGCATAATCCATCTACTAAGCTTAAGACTGGTATGCAAGCATTTAATAATATCATCTCTGGTGGTTTCGAGAATGGACGTATCTATCTATTATTCGGTCTACCAGGTGAGGGTAAATCAATGACAATGCTTAACTTAGCATTGCAATTGAAGAAATTCAATAGACAATATCAACCTAAAGATCCAACTAAAAGACCATGTATTGTATATCTTACAATGGAAAACTCTCTTGAAGAAACCATTGAACGTGCACATGGTATCTTAGTAGCTAAAGATTTTGATAAAAGATTATCATTAGAAGAAATGACAGAGCAATTTAAGAATAGTGGCTTTGCTGTAACTGATGATGACCCTATTGATATCGTTATTAAGTATATCCCAGCTAATACTGTAGATACAGACTATGTATATGCATTGTATGATGAGCTGGCAGATAGTAATAAAGAAGTCATTTGTATGGTACAAGACTATATCAAACGTATTAAATGTCGTGATTTTGATATTCTTGGTAAAGACCCATACATGGCATTAGGTTCTGTAGTAGATGAGTTTAAACAATTTGCTATAGACAAAGATATTCCAGTTATAACTGCTTCACAGTTAAACCGTGAAGCAGCTAAAGCTATCGATGAGGGACGTAAGATTAGTCGTAATAACTTGGTAGAATGTGTCGGTCGTAATAATATCGGTGAGTCTATCAAGATTCTAGAAAATATCGATAGTGGTATTATCATTATTCCAGAGAAAGATGCCGCAGATAATCCTTATATGGGCTTCTCTCTCATTAAGAGTCGTTATGGTACTAATGCACCTAAGAGATTCTATCATCCATTCAATCCAGAGAAACCAGTTGAGTTGCTCTGTGATGAGGGATGTACAACACCTGTTCATAGATTGACTATGACAGACTTATCATTAGCGGCACAAAATGCTGAATCTGTAAGAAATACTAAACCAGAAGAAGTTAAGAGTGCTGAAAGTGAATTAAAGTCTACAGACCCTAAGATTCCTGTTAAAGAAGAACCAAAAGAGGAAGCTAAACCTGTAGATAAAGAACAAGCTAGATTAGAACGTCAAAAGAAAAAGATGACACCAGAATATTCTGGTACATTACCTAGTGGCACTAAAGCTATTGCTCGAGGAGTTAATCCATTTGCTATAGCTAAACTAGAAATGACAGTTGACAAGTTCAATCAAGATAAGATTAATGGATTCAAGAAGTCTGAGTATACTGATCGTTCATTAGATATGATTAAGTATAACCTAGAGATTCCTGTTAATGCATTAGAATCTGATATATGTCCATATATCCCACCAGAAGAATTTGATGAGATGGTATATGTACGTAAGGGTAGAGCTAATGAGGCTTTAGATAGAGCTCAGGCAAGAGAGTATCTAAATCTTATTAAGAAATGGTCTCCACGTCAAGGTGAGTTTAAGTCTCCATCTATGTTTGTGGCACTACCAAATCAAAGTCTATTATCTGTAGGGTACTTTGCTGAGCAACATGGTATGAAAGATAAAATCAAACCTATGTTTAGAAGTGCAGAACCAATCCCTATGTTTATAGAAGAACCAAAATATGATATTGGATAAAAAACACAGAAGAGTACAGTGTACTCTTCCGTGGATAGATTAGGTTATATCATGTGAGTAGTTATAAGAATCTATATACTTCTTATTAGAAGCATAGACATACGAAAGTAAATTAAGTAGTTCTTTCTTTGGAATTAAGTATATAGTCTTCTTATTAAAGTCTTTGATACTATATAAGCCATTGATAGCTAGTATGATATAATGGAATTCACTATTACCATAGATATCATTAGCTAAGAGCTTTGGTTTATATTTGTATTTACGAAACTCTTCATCAGTTAAGGTTATCTTATATGCTTCTCTCTTGAAGTCGCTAAGATAATCTGTAGTGATTAAGTTTCTAAAAGGGATTTCCAATGTCCCTTTGGATGACGATTTCATATAGTATGAATAAGCATGAAAGTCTGAGTTATTCATTGGTTTCATACTAATGAATTCTTGGATACTACTTATCTCTGTAGGCATCGTAATCCCTCCCTATAACAATTGGTTTAGTAATATCACCACTAGGGAAACCGATTATAAATCTAGTCCCAGGTGGGATATACTTATATGGATATTGCCTAGCAACTTCTTTAGGCATTTCCACTAATATATTAGACCCAACCTGAATCTTGCCACCTTTGATAGGTTCTTTATTGACAAGATTTGATGGTTGTACGTTTATAGTTTGCTTTGTGTTAGACTTAAGATTCATGGGATTTAAAGAGGGTAAATAGAAAGTTTGAAATCCTGGCTTATATTTATCACAAGGCGATGTTAATATACCGATTTCGGTGTGTTGGAAGTCGGTATTAGTGTTATATTCGTTCATGTCGTAAATCCTCCTGATTACAATACTGTTTCAGAGGTAGAAAGGTACTCTTATGGGAAGCATGTTTGTTAGTGTTCAAAAGTTTCCAACTTATACGAGACAAGAATTTGAGAAAGATGTATTCTATACATGTGGTTTAGTATACAATCCAGCTAAGTCTCTACAGATTATGTTTGAAACTGATGTAGGACAGTTAATTCCTGTATTTATTAAAGGTAGACCATTGTGTTTTGAGCAAGATGCTCAGGCATTGACTCTACAAAACCCAGTTATCTATGATCCATTGAATAATGTGGCTATTATGAAGACATTATTCGATATGTATCTAGATTTGGTCCAAGAATCTCCTACGGTGGTTACTTATGCTAAAGTCAATCCTAAGAAGAGAGATATTAAGGGTCAAGTACAAATTGTAATGGATAATGGTGTAACTTACTCATCTGGTATCTATTACAATGACAGTCTTAAGTATATGGACTGTATAAATTATTTATGCGGATATGATACTTCCAATTTGAAAGAGATAGACTTTACTCAATCTGAAATGGAAGCCATCAAAGAACGCAGTAGAGCTAAGAGAGGCCAATAAAGATGAAACAAATTCTAGAGACTCAAGAAAAGTTGAATAAATATATTATGTATGCAGTATTTACTGGATTAGCAATTATTACTGCTATAACTATAGCTGGTGCGGTATTTGGTGTGTTCAGAAGCCATGATGGTGGTAGAACTGCACAAATCAGACCTATATTGGAAGAGCATATCCCTCCTGTTGGTGGACAAGTAGCAGTAACTTATGATTATCCAACAAGTGATGCCATTAATAACATGATTGCTCAAGGATATACTGTAGAGACTATTATTTATGATAATTTTAAAGACCAAGCTATTGTAGTATACAAACGGGTGAAGTAAAATGAAAAAATTTGTGTTTTTAGTGATGATTATGATTTCTCTAGTTTCAGTTACAGGTTGTACTACAAGTTTAAGTTCAACTCATGATAGAGCTGTTGATCTTAATGAAAAAGCATTAAAAGATTTAACCCCAGCTATAAATGATACTGTTGTGGTTTCTTATAGCTATGATGATGAAGTAAACCATGGCATAGCTGATATGAAAGATCGTGGTTTTAAAATTAAAGGTGTTACTGTACGTAGTACTAGCTATGATGGAAGAACTGTAGTTGTTTATACACGGGTACAATAATATGAGAACTTTAATGATTGTATTTCTCGCAGTAGTTGCATTCTTTGTTGCAAGCTGTGGTATAGATACTAGAAGCGATGCTGAGAAAGCACCTGATATAGCTATTATGATTAATGATAGGTCATTAGAAAAAGCTACACCAGATATTGGTGGTATTAAACTAGTGAGATATCTACCAGTATCTGTAGACGCTGGTATAGCTGATATGGAGTCTCGTGGTTATAAAGTAAAGCAAATAACCGATGTCCCAAATACACTATTCCAATCATCAGCAATTACGGTTATGTATGAAAGGGTAAAATAATATGAAAACATTTATAGGTTGTGTTATAGCTATTATTCTTATAGGTATTGGTTCTTTTATATACTATCATACTGATTTAGTAAGACAAGAGACATCAGACCAAAAGTTTAATGTAGCTGTAGCACAAAACAATACATCTTTACAAGAATATACACCAGCTGTTGGGGATACTAAGTCTATGCTTTATAAGACTAAGTATGCTACATATGGTATTGACAATATGACAGCTCGTGGATATCAATTACTTACAGTATATACTGATGATAGACATTATGAATCCTTCGTCGTATTCAAGAGGGTGAGATAATGAAATTCCAATTAAATCCAGGACAGCAGGCAGTCGTTGACGCTGCTGTCAACTGGTTTAATAATAGCTCTGAATTAGTATTTCAGTATACTGGTGCTGCTGGTACTGGTAAGACTGTTGTACTATTTGAGATTATTAACCGTTTAGGATTATCTATTGATGAGCTATTGCCTATGAGCTTTACTGGTACAGCAGCTATAGTTATGCGTAATCGTGGTTTATTCACAGCTAAGACTATACATGCATCTATCTATGAACCTGTAGAGCAAATCCAATATGATGGGTTAGGTAGACCTATTATGGATCCATACTTTAACAAGCCTAAAGTCACAACTAAGTTTGTTAAACGTGAGCAACTAGAGGGTGTTAAGCTTATCTTAATAGATGAAGCATCTATGACACCTAAGTCTATGGTTAAAGACATTGAATCTTTTGGTATTAAGATTATAGCCTGTGGTGATTTGAATCAGTTACCACCTGTAGCTGATGAACCAGGCTACTTAGTAGATGGTAAGGTTCATTTTTTAACTGATATTATGCGTCAAGGAGAGAACTCTGGTATCATCTATTTAGCAGATAGAGCTATTAAAGGACTTCCTATACACTATGGCACTTATAATAATGCTGTAGTTATAGACGAAGATATGCTTACTGATGACTTCTTGATACAGTCTCCTATAATATTGACATGTAAGAACGCTACAAGAGAAACTATTAATGATTATCTACGAGACTTACGTGGTGTAAAGTCTAAGTTACCTATGCATGGTGAACCAGTTATCTGTAGAAAGAATAACTGGAGTATAGAGTGTGATGGTATTAACTTAGTTAATGGTTTACGTGGTACAGTAGAGAACTTCCCAGATGTATCTTCTCGTGGTAGTGAACGTAATATCTTTAAGATAGACTTTAGACAGGGCAGACTATTATTTAGAGATGTCAAGTGTGACTATGATTATTTCAATGCAGACTATGATGATAAGAATAGACTACGTAATAGCCCTTACTCTCCGGGGAATAAGATTGAATTAGCATATGCTATTACAACACATCTCTCTCAAGGATCCCAGTATTATTCTGGGATATTCATTGAAGAGTGGTTACGTAAGGATATTATGCCTAACTTAATCTATACTGGTATAACTAGATTCTCTGATTATATGATATATGTAAAACGCAAACCTAAGTTCTACTAGAGTTATATATTATAAGTATGAAAGGAGGCGTATACTATGCCATATAATAATAATATTAAAGGGGTCAGCGATAAGCCGATCCGATCAATGTTCGTCAAAGTCGAAGACGAACCAAAAGAGAAAGAGTATGTCGATCCACAGGACCGAAAGTATACTCTATTTATTTACTTTATTGAGGGTTATGACCAAGAGAAGACATTTGAGTTCATTACAGGCCAAGATGTAGTACGTGAGTATGTAATTGCAAACGTAGATATCATTGACTTTGAAGAATCTCTTATCTCTAACTGGTCTATTAAACCAGAAGACCCAGTTAATGGGTTTAGATCATTGAAAGATTTCATCTTATATCTAGAAGATTTAGGTGACGAAGATGGAAACTATATCTACAATGATGGATTTAGATTAGGTGACTACTTGGATAGTCTACATGAGATCCAAAATATGAGTGAAACTGAACGACAAAACTATGAAAATGCTGTTCATTTATCACAACCAGGGTCTAGACTGCTCCAAGCAGTTACATCTTTGAACGAAGGGGAAGAAATCTAATATGTATAATCCTAATATCGAGGTGGACCCAAAATATAATATCACTGCTAATAGTGAAGCTTATAAGATGGGTCAAGCAAGAGCTGAAGAGCATATAGCATTCTTCAGACAAAACAATCAACCTATAATGGTTCCAAGTTTCCCAACTGAACCAACTAGTGAAGCGGAGATTTATTTCCGTAGAGGCTATGAGGATAAGTTTAAGGAAGAAACTGGCTTAACTAAACAAATCATCACTGGTACTAAACCATTTGATGCTAGATTAGCTAAGGGTAAGAAAGGTAAGAAGCGTAAGAACTGTATTGACCGTGAAATCAATAATAATAAACAAAATAAGAACTTCTTACTATACTATGGTGATAAAGCCATTAAAGAATACACAAGATTAGCTAAACAAATCATCACTGATTTTACTCATGCTAATATTGATTGTAATATGTACGTAGAAGTATTTACTAATGAACGCTTTATAGACTCTCTATTACAAGCAGCTCAGTTACAAGCATACTTCTATGGTAGAAACGTACAATATGCTGAAACATTTAAGCATGTATGTATGGAAAAGGGTGAAGAGTTCAATTACTATGATGATGGTTTCTTGAACTACTATAGAGCTTTAGCACGTATTAACCAATTAGTATATACGGCTCTAGTACAATTCAGAGACTATCTCAAGCAAGGAGTGTTCCAACCAGAAATCTTGAATCAAGTCCAAGAAAAGATTTATCAAGAGCGGTTGGGGTTACATGCAAGAGACCCTTACGAAAAAATGCGAACTCGATAATGATTACACTCTATCTACTCATTTCTCTAAGAGAATGAAAGAAAGAGTCAATATCAAATCGAAGAAGAAACAGAAGACGTTTCTTAAAAGAGCATTTGAACGTGGTGTTACAATGGAGGAGACGAAAGGACATTCTCTATTGTATCACCACCTAAAACGGGTTGTTAGGTACAACCCAGGCTGTAAAAGTGCCATCTATAACAGGTATATAATTGTCTCAACTAATGACAATATGGGCGTAACTGTCTTGACTCTGCCGGATTGGATTCAAGACATTGTCGATCAATTTGTAAAAACTCTTAAGAGAAAAGGAGAATATACTAGTTATGGAAAAAACTGCAGTTAAACTAGTAAGAGATAAGCGAAAAGCTGTCAATAGTAATCATGATACTCCTGTCAGTGGTATGCTTGTCTATGGTGATAATAATCACAAATATAACTTAGGATTTGTCCCAACTATTTGGGATGATAATAATGAAGTGCTTATTGTAGCACATCAAAATTCAGATCCATCTACAGATACTTACCGTGAACCATTCCAGCTCACAGTAGTACCTTATGAAATGATTCAATATCTTCATATCAATATGGATTTACAAAATGCTAGAGCTATTATGAAAGAGTTTGGTTTTGAAGATAAGATTATTAATCTCTTCTTAAATGAACAAGCTCCTACAACTGATATGTATGCATTTGGTGCAGTACGTAAAGGTGAGCTCGATGAAATCTACAAACTCAGAGAGGAACAAGAACGCCAAGCAGAAGCTGCTCTTATGCGTTTACGTAATGAACAACGTTCTCGTGGTATCGGTGTTCCTACTTATGATTTGGTTAATAATCCAAAAGACGTTCCAATGGCTGGTCCTCAAACAGCACCTAGTGCTCCAGTAGAGGATACAACTAGTGATAACGTTCCTGTAGTTCAATACAGATTGGATGACCCTCTATATGACCCTACAGCAGTACATAGTGTAACTCGTGATATTAATGATTCTTATCCATATCCTACACCACATGTACCTGACTTGAAATACTTAGGCGTTCATGTAGATGAAACTAATACTGGTACAATCTTACCTGTAGCACCAGCTCCTACCCCAGGACATGTTACTCCACCTGTGAGTCCAACACCTGGACATGGAACTAGTGGTACAGCAACTCCTGTATCTCCTACACCAAGTAGCGGTACAGGTTCTACAACTACACCAGTAACACCTGGTAGCTCTTCTGGCACAGGTAGCACAGGTACAACTCCTGTATCTCCAAGTCCAGCTACTCCAACACCTGGTTCAGCAGTAACTCCTGCTACACCAAACCCTACTACAGGTACAGGCTCTAGTACTACTAGTCCAGTAACTCCAAGTAGCGGTACTACCCATACACCTTCCCAAGGTCAAGGTGGTAGTGGCACACCTGTAGCTCCTACTATTGGTACAACAGTTCCTGTTACACCTGGTAGTACAGCTACACCATCCCCAACACCTGGAGCACCTACGACTACACCAATTGTAGCTCCTCCAAGTGTTCCAGTAACACCAGCACCTACACCAGTTAACGGTTTAAGTGCTAATGGTGCTATTGACTTATTTACTAAGCTTAATAAAATTATCAGTGACAAGTTAGCAGGTCACACTATTGCAACTACTGCATTTGATGCTATTACACCTGAATATACAACTACAGCAAGCGATCAAGTTTCCAAGCACGACTTTAATAGTGCATTGGCAGCTTTGAGCACTACACTTGCTAATATTCATGGTGGTACAGCACCATCTATCACAGTAACTGAAGATGCTAACCCTGTAGACCACGTTATTGTGGATAACTTAATTGCTACCGTTAAAACAATGGTATCTTAATAACTATTATGAAATAATTTAGATTTGTAAATTTTAAAATCTATGAAACAAATCTATAATTATATACTATATCTGTGTATAGGGAAATTCCCTATACACGGTATGGTACTCATACTTTTATTCTACGTTTGATTATAGGAGGAAACAATATGTATAATCAAAACCCTGGATTTGCAAATCCAACATTCAACACTGCTCAAATGCCTGTAGGAAATTACGCACCTGTAACACCTACAGATCCAATGACTCAGGCAGACCGTGAGTTGTTGAAACCTCAACAAAAAGCATCTTTCTCTTTGGAAATTCCACCAGAAAAAGAAGCGTGGGCAAAGTGTCCACATAAAGACCACACTGGCTTCTTAACTGTAGCTGATGGTAAAGGTTGGGTACGTTGTACACAATGTGGTGAACGTATTCCTACAACACCTTACAGTGATGAAGAAGTTCAAAATGCAGTGCGCACAATGCGCCACATTTGGCAACAAATCAAATTGTTCAGCATTACATTGCCAGCTGAAATCAACACTGAATTCATGATGAGCTTACCAATTGCTGAAAAATCTCTTGATTTGTACCACTTGGCATTCAAGAACTTTGATGATGTATCTCGTGGTATGAGCCGTGCTCAAAATGTACAACCTCAACAAGCTGTACGTCCAGATGCATTCACATCTTTCGACAATATCTTGAACGGTAATGTACAACCAGCATATGCTAACCCTTGGGGTGCACAAGCTAACCCTAACTTCTACAACATGGCCAATGGCGGTTACTACAATGCACAAACTATGAATGGTCAAATGCCTGTACAAACAATGCCTCAACAACAATGGCAACAACAAAACCAAGCACCATTCGGTTATAATGCACAACCACCAATGCAAGGTATGCCTAACCAAGGTCAAGGTCAAATGATGAACCAACAACAGCAACAACAAATGATGGGCGGTCAAGCATTTAACCCACAAGCACAAATGCAACAACCACCTGTATCTCCAGTACAACAATTGCAAAACCAACAAGCAATGGTAGCGAATGCTAACCCATTCAATGCTAATGCTTCCGTAGGTGCAACTGTTCCTGGTCCAGCTGTAGCAGCTCCACAAAAGGAAACTATTACAACTGACACAATCAGCTTAGGCTAATTATAAATAAAGACAACCCCATAGGAGTACATCTCCTATGGGGAATCTTTTATTTTTACTGAGGTGATAAAAATGGCTAATGATTGTTATCAAAACGTAGCATTCTATTCTCCTGTAAGAGAGGAGATAGAGATACTTAGAGATAAATTGATATCTCTATATAATGATAAGAAAATCTGGCTACCATATGTTCTTAAAGACTTAGGATTATGGGAAACAGAAGAAGACTTTGCTAAATTATCTGATGACTGTGAAGATGGGACCACATTACGTGGTGAAATGGTATGGCCACCAGATGATAATGAAATTTGGTCTACTACTTTACCTGATGGTACTCTTGCATGGTATTTCCAAACAGAGTATTGTAATAAGTGGACCTATATTACTACAGGGTTTAATATTCTGATAGATAAGATAGTTCCTAATAGTAGTATTAAGTTTGTCTACTATGCAGAAGAACCTGGCTTTGCTATATATGATACTAATGATAAAGACCATATTATCTTTGATGATACAGTGAATGTAGACTTTGGCTGGAGTAAAACAGAAGAGGGTAAAGATAAACCAGAATACTTTAGTATATGTGATAATATGTATTATCCACAAACTTATAAAGACGTACCTAAGTATTTGAATGACGTCCTTAGAGATGAATTCAAGATCACAGACGTTAAACCATTCGTACCGTCAATGTTTTGTAAACCTGGTGAATCCATAGAAACAAGCTTTATGGAGTATATCGAAGAAGAGCTTGGGGGTACCATTGAATGGTGCAATATACAGCCTTTCAATTATGTAGACTGATTCAGAAAGCCCCAGTAATGGGGCTTTTACAATATGTATTTTTTAAACAAAGATTAACAGTTAAGTGAGAGGTGATAAAATGGCCAAAATAACAAAAGAGATGCAAGATAATATTGCCAATTATGGTGATGACTTTTTAACTCTTACTCCAACTGAAGGCGTACGACAGAATATTGGTACTTACCTAGGTTACTCTGGTAACCGAGGATTTATTAATATGATTAGGGAAATCTTTCAGAACTCAGCCGATGAGTTGATGAAGAAAGATTCTCCATGTGATGAAATTTGGGTATACTATGATGAGAGAAATCACGAAGTTACCATACAAGATAACGGTCGTGGTATTCCATTTGACATTATGGTTACTGCATTTACTAGTCAAAATACGTCAACCAACTATGAAAAGAAACCAGGTGCTTTCTCATCTGGTCGACATGGTTTAGGTTCTAAAGCTACGAGTGCATGTAGTGAGCACTTTGTAGTTAAATCTTATCGTCTAGGTAAAGGACAAGAGATGTCTTTATACTTAGGTGACCCTGAAACTGCCAAGGTTAAGTCTATCCCTAATAAGGATAACTACCAAGGTACAATTATTACATTTAACCCTATCCATACTATGCCAACTAAGAAACAAGGTTACAACGGTTATCAAGCTGGTAAAGTTATTATGGGTGAAATCACTACAACTTGGCAAGATGTATTAGACTTATTAGAAAGTCTAATACCTTTACTTGATATTGGTGCTAAAGTAAACTACTTTGGTACTGATGCTAATGGTAAATGCCATAAAGTACGTATTGTGAACGATAAAGGTATTGCTGGTATCCTAGATTCCTTAGCAACTAAACCTATGATTGCTCCAATACATATCTCCAAGCTTAAAGAAGATGGACAGATGAAAGCTGATATCTTATTTACTTTTGATAGTACAAAAGCAGATGATATCTTTGCTGGTTATGCAAACTTCTGTCCTACACCTAGCGGAACTCATATTAAGGGTTTCGTTGAAGGGCTTACCAAATTCTTTAGAGATTATATGAATAAATACTTCTTAGGTAAGAATTCAAAACTAAAGATTACAAATGCTGATATTCTCAGTGGACTATGCTGTGTAAACTCTGTATATCACTTATATCCAGAATTTACAGGACAAGCAAAGGAAATCATTTCTAATGAAGACCTAGTCCCTTTTGTTAAAGATATCACGATAGACGGTTTAGACCAATGGGCTAAGACCTCTTCGTCGGATCTACAAAAACTTTGTAAATACTTTAAAGAAGTAGCAGAACTTCGTACGAAAAATGAAGCAGGACGTGTCCGTATTCAGGTTAAGAACGCTTCAGCTATTACCGGTCTTCCAGCTAAGTTTGTAAGACCTAAAGGTAAGAAGCATAACGAACTATTCATCGTAGAAGGTGACTCTGCTGCTGGTAATGCTCGTAATAGACGTGACAATGATTCCCAAGGTATCTTCCCTATTCGTGGTAAAATCATTAGTGCTTTAGCTAAGAAAAAAGAAGATGTACTTAAGAATGAAGAAGTTGCATCTATCATTTCTATTATTGGTGCAGGTTATGGTAAAAACTTTGATATTAGTAAGTGTAATTGGGAACGTGTAGTAATCTGTACAGATGCTGACCCTGATGGTGCACATATCCGTACATTGTTATTATCGTTCTTCTTATTATACATGGAACCATTAGTATTAGATGGTCGTGTATATGCATCTGTACCACCTTTATATGGCGGTAAGATTGATGGTAGGAACTTTAAATACTTCACTGACCGTACAGAGTACAATGCATACTTACAGAAACAATTTTCAAAGAACCATAAAGTAACCTTACCTGGTAAGGTGAACTTTACCAATAATCAATTAATCAAGCTATTGAATTCTACAGAATTCTATATTGAACGTTTAGAGTCTGCAGCGAATTCATTCGCCATCAATCCGTATTTATTGGAAGAAATTTTGTTATATGTGGGTAAAGGCCTATCATTCAGCCAATTCAAATCTAAGATTACAAAGAATCATAAGTATTTGGAATGTAAGAATGATAAAGGCAACTGGACTATTACTGGTCTTTATGAAGATAACAAGTACCAAACTATATACATCAATGACCGCTTATTAAGCTTCTTTGAAACAATGCATTATAAATTGGTAACTGATATCATTAGTTCTCAACCTAGCCATTATGTAGTTGATGGTGCGACTATGTCCTTATATGGCTTATTGAATAAGTTTAAGGAACTAGCACCAAAGAACATCACTCGTTTCAAAGGTCTAGGGGAAATGAACGAAGACCAATTGTATGATACAGTAATCGGTAAAGATAAAGAAAGGGTTCTCGAACAATACACAGTGGAAGATATCAAATATGAAATTGCTAAGATTCGTGAAATCGATTCTAGTAAGATGGACCTAATTGCAGGGTTAGATATCTCCAATTACATTTTCTAGGAGAGAACTGCCATGATCATATATTATGCAGATACACAAGATGGGCGGTTAGCTGCCCATCTAATACTTCAGAACCCGGAGAAAGTTCTGATTGATGAAGAAAAAAGATTAGACCCTGAATATTGTCTATTAAATGACATTAATGATTCTAAGGATATTAAGCTTCTACCATATATATTTAAACCTAATGCTACTGTATTAGATAGGGTCAATGAAGACGAAGCTATTATATGCGTTGGTATTGGGTTTAATATAAATAATGCGGTATCTTTACATAGATTCAATGCAGTGGTGAATAAAGCTAGACGAGTAGTATTTATAGATTACTTACCAAAGTCTAAGATTTTAATAGAAAAGTATAAAGACAATGAGAAGATAGACTTTCATTACTATGAGTACGAGTGTCTATCTAGTATTGTCTGGTATATTATTATGGGTAAGAATGAAAGCATTCCACTTATCAATGGTATTAACCAATACACCCATAAGCCTATTCCTGATATCAAGGCTATTTATCAAAAGATGTATATAGCGACTTTATTTAGTGATCCTCAGGACGTTGTATGGGATAATCTCATGAACGAAACAGAAGAGGAAGCTAAGTATCGATATAAGACTATTGCATATGCATATGATTATATGAAACAACGATTACAGATCGATATTGACCGTGGAGTATACTATTCTTATATTGGAGATCTTAAAGTAAGATGTATGAGCGTTCAAGATGCTGAATATATTCCATCGGTCTTATATCATAAATCTTTAGTAACTATAAACTGGATATATGATGGTGATAGCTATCTATATAAAGTTTATGCTGATTTTGATGATTTTAATTGTGCGGAATTTGCAGCTAAGTTTAACGGTACTGGAACGAAACACTATGGAGTGTTCAGATCGGATGACTTATTGTTATATCCACATAATAGATCTCGGAGGAACTGATGGCGAGAAAATTCCACTTAGTGTCCACAGCACCTGAGGGCACATTACTACCAAAACGTTCAACTAAGCATTCTGCTGGTTATGACTTCTTCTCTCCTGTAGATGCAGAAATCATGCCAGGTGCAACTCTTAATATCCGTACAGATATTAAAGTTGAAATGAATGAAGATGAAGTATTACTAATCCTACCACGTAGTAGTTATGGTTACAAATATCAAATGTCTTTAGTCACGACTGTTTCTGTAATTGACTCTGATTACTTTGATAACGAATCCAATGAAGGTAATATTGCTATTAAGATTAAAAACAATGGCACAGAACCTTTATATCTTACAAAAGATGAAGCATTTGCTCAAGGTATCTTTGTTAAGTATTTGACTACAGATGATGATGATGTAACTGAAGTACGTACTGGTGGCATTGGTAGCACTACTAAGAATTAATTGAAAGGTAAAGACAATGAGAAACTATATTAAACCTAACAAACCTGCAACTAAATTATTTGAACTTACTCTTCCTGTAACTTACAGTGGTAAACTATCCAACGAAGTAACTGATTGGTTAGTTAATACTTTAGAAACAGGTGAAATCTTCGATATGGTCGAAGTAAATGTATTTGGTAAACGTAACGTATTTACTCAAAACAAGGAAGCTCTTGGTTCTGTAATCGTTGGTTCTGTAAAAGAATCTGGTTTCAAAGATAATATGCTAAGCATTACTATCCTAACTGGTGAACGTAACTATGAAATCATTAAGAATATGAAACAAGCCGATGCGTTTGTATTCGTACGTCCTAATAACAAGGGTGGTTACAAAATCACTAAGATTAATATTAACGAAATCCAATAGTCTATATAGCCACTATGGTAAATTAAGACCATAGTGGCTTCCTATTCATATCCCAATATGTCAAACTGGGAAACTAAAAATTTACCAAACGAAAAACATACATATAGACTGGAGGGATATACTTGGCACAAGAAATTAAAGTAAATACGCTAGATAAATTTAGAGAGGACCTGAAGCTATATGCTATTTATATAGCCAAGCACAGGTCTGTACCTGATTTTCGGGATGGTCTTAAAGATGTACAACGTAAGATTCTATATTCGATGTATGCAGACTTTCCACAAAATACAAATAGAACTTTTAAATCTGCAGGTATCGTTGGTGAGGTAATGAAATCTTATCATCCACACGGCGATAGTGCAATTTATCAATCTATTAAACCAATGGTTAACTGGTTCGAATGTAATGTACCGTTAATCAGAAAGCAAGGTAACTTTGGTAACTTCCAAGGTGATGGTCCAGCTGCTGCTCGTTATACAGAAGTAGCATTAGCTGACTTTGCTAAAGAAGCTTTACTAGATGAATTAGATGGTGTAAATGGTTCTCCAAACATCGTTGACTGGAGTCCGACATTTGATAATAGTAAAGTAGAACCTGACTTCTTACCTGCAAAGATTCCATTATTATTAATCAATGGTATCTTCGGTATTGCTGTAGGGTTTAGACCTGAAGTTCCACCACATAACTTAGGTGAGGTTATTGATGCAACTATTAAGCTATTAGACAATCCTAATGCTCACGTTGTATTGATTCCTGATCATAATATGCCATGTGATATTATCGAAACAGATTTCAAGAAGATTAGTAATAATGGTTTTGGATCTTATCGTGTACGTGGTCATATTGATATTGGTACTTATGATAAGAAACCTGCATTATTCATTCATAGTGTACCTAACTCAGTATACTTAGGTACTATTACTGATAATATTGATACATTAGTATCTGAGGGTAAGCTACCACAAATCATCAATAGCTTTGAAAACCATACACCAACTAAGTTAGAGCATATCTTGGTATTAAAACCAGGATCTGATCCTAATTTTGTTAGAGATACATTGTTTGCCAATACTAGTTTGGAATGCTCTTATCGGGTAAACTTACAAGTACAGTTTAATGGTAATATACATAAGCTTACTTATAAGCAATACTTACTAGAGTTCTTACAATTTAGAAAGATTACTAAGCTACGTTTGTACTATAATCTTCTTCAAAGGGCTAAGACTAAGTTCCATGAGCGTGAAGCATACATTACTCTATTGAAATCTGGTGAGATTGACAAGATTATCAATATGATTAAGAAACGTAAAGACCGTGAAGATCAACCTATTATTGATTATCTTGTAACTAAGTTTAAGATTACTCCATTACAAGCTAAGACAATTATCAATACTCAAATCAAGAATCTATCTATGGGTAACTTGAATAGATATATTGAAGAGGCTAAAGAGCTTAAAGCTAAGATGGAAGAATGTTTAGTTAAGATTCATAGCGAAGAAGCTCTCAACGAAGAGATTCGTAATGAATTACTATATTTCAAGAAGAAGTATGGTGTTCCTAGACGTTGTCGTGTAATCTCTAAAGATGATATTAATAATATCCCTGAGGGCAAATTCAATATCGTAGTTACTGAGTCCAATAAGATTAAGAAGTATGGTGTAAATGAACCATTGAATCTTAACCGTGGTGAACCATGTTCTGCATTTATCTTGAATGCAGACAATAGAGATAATCTATTGATGTTTGATGGATTCGGTAGAGTATTTAGTATGCCTGTACATAAGATTCCACTAACTGGTAAAGGACAAAATGGTACTGATGCATTGTCTTTGAATAAGAAGATGACATCTATCGTTACTAATATCATTAGTGAGTCTAAGGTAAAAGAATTAGCTAAGTCTAAGTCTTATACTATGGTAGTATTGACACAAGCAGGATACATCAAACGTCTTGAATTAGATGACTTCTGTTCAGTAGCATCTGGCGGTCTTATCTATAGTAAGCTAGAGAATGGTGATAAAGTACAATCTATTGTCATTACTCAAAATGGTGATAATCAAATCATCACTTACTCTCATAAGAAAGCATTACGATTCAAATCTGATGATATTCCAGTATTGAAACGTGCTACTCGAGGAGTCAAGGCTATGAATACTACTGATAATGTCGATGGTATGTCAGTAGTCTTTGGTGGTTGTACTAATGCTATTGTAGTAACCCATAATGGTTATATCAATAAGATTGATATTAGTGCATTACCTATGTCTTCTAGAGCAAGAGCTGGTAACAACGTAATCAAACTAGGTCGTGGTGATGCAATCAGAGATATCTTAATCGTAAGAGATACAGATGTAGTTATGATTGAATCAGCTACAGGCAAAGAAGATGTAGCAGTACGTGATATTCCATTAGGTTCTTCTATTTCCAAAGGCAATAGAGTTCCTAATCTTATCCGTGTAGTAAAAAGAATCTAATTGTTTATAGGATGGGAGTAATATCCCATCCTATATTTTTATCGAGGTGATAAAAATGAAACAGAAGAAAGTTATCAAAATATTAGATGATCTTGGTATCATTACAGTTACTGAAGATTCTACATATAATGATAAACGTGAATGTGTATATGCTGATATTGATATAGTAGGTATAAAGTATCTTCTAAGTCTAGAGTTTGATGATCTAACCAATCTAACTAGTGTAAAATTAGCACCTAAAGCTAACGATCTAGCAGCACCAGCATTTATAGCTTCTACAGCTAATTCTACTAGAGTTATAAGTACTAAGGTATTTAAAATATTTCTATCTAAAGTTTACAGTATTCTTATAAAGCATAAGATTAAGTTGCTTAGAAATAAAGAAAATAGGTTCTATAAACTATTCAACAGAAGAACTTATACTTTACATATTGATGATGGTACTGAACTAAACTGGGAAGCTAGATCTAAGGATGGCTGTTATATTATATATGCTAACCAAGCTGGTTATGGCCAGTATTTATATAATCTATATGAAATACCAAAACCCAATTCTGGTGATTGTTTTGGTCAATCGTTAGGAACTTATGTACATTTAGATAGTCTTCTAGACGTTATAGTGGATGGTGATAAAAATGAAACAGCAAAATGTGATTGAAAAACTCTCTATTTATGGTATGCTAAGCCCAGATGCTAAAAAAGAGCTAATGGATAATATAAAAAGAGAAATTGGTATAGGTGTTTATATTAGTGGTGTAGCATATGCTCTTACACTAAACTTTGATAGTGAGAAAAACCTAACAAAAGTAAAACTAACACCTGAGTTAGATAGAGATGATCCATCATTTTCTATTAATGCTCGTATTATGAATGGATATTCTATACGGACTGAAGCATTCTGTTATCTTATAACAGCAGCTCATGACATAGTATTGAAACATAAGCTATCTATAAGTAGTGATGAGAATAGACTATATAAGTATTACTTCAAGAATAAGGAATATACTCTATACTTAGATGGCAGTATTAATTATGAATTTGGGTGGGAAGCTGTAAGTAGAGATGGTAAGTATTATGTATCCGCAAAACAAGTAGGACATGGTGAATATACATACCAGTTATACCTAAACAAAGGATTAATGCCTAGCACTAGTACTGGAGTTTATGAAGCAACTTTTATTAATTTAATTGATTTATTAACTCATGTGAAGTATCTATATGAAGAAGCTAAAACTGATGTTAATGATAAGGGTGATACTAATTTCTTAGAAGAGACTTTAGAATATTTAGAATATCTTAAAGTATCTACTGATGATGTAATATGTGTTGTCTATGGTGATTCATATATGTCTTGGGATGTATTTGCTAAGAATGCAGACTTTAGATATGATAGCGGCTTCGGTAATGTAGAAATATCAGATGAGATCTTTATATATACTAGAGACTATATCATGTATAGACATGAGTATGATGGTTCAGAAGAATGGAGATCAATAAAGACTCTAGACTCCATTATATTTAAGAAAACACAAATATCAAACGATACAGAAGTTAACTTTAAGAGCTGATTAAGATTAAAATACAGGTACTGGAAGTTCCAGTACCTGTTTATTTTTTTCTCATCATACTCTCATTTAACCTAACACTACTGTAATAGCAGTGACAGCTGTCTATTACACCCTTATCTGGATTTAACGGTAGCCAGATTTGGTTGTTACTTCTTATATACCGTATATTATACAGGTGCCAGTATCTTAACAAACGGCCATGTTAGATACTCGTTGCAGTGTTTGCGGGTTTATTATTGTTTTCCTTGTTGCAATAATAAACAAAGTTTCCTCTTAATGGATTAGGGTAGTCCATAACCTACCCTAATACCATTACTCCTATTACGTGATACCGTATGGTATAATAATACTCCTTACTTAAACTAAAATAGCTTACCCAGTATAGACAGTGTCTATACTGGGTATTTGCCGTTTCGTAAAACTTAGTTTTTTCAGTTATATACTATAATGGTAATATCATGGTTATATTATTTAGTATATATTAATTTGAAAAGGAGATATTATCATGAATACAGGTTTACACATTAACGAATGCAGAATCGAAACAGTAGGTATTAATTACGATGTACTTAGTCGCTTGAACAGAGAAGCTGACTACGACATCAAACGCCTTCAAGAAATGAAGGATGAACTTACATGCCAAATCGTAGCTAATGTGCTAGGCATCTGGGACTTCCCAGAACACCGCCTAAACGAAAAAGTTAATAGCGGATGGGCTATTGGCTATTTCAAGAAACGTATTAATGATGCGTTTGGCTTATTACAATTTTGGGGTGCAATTGCACAAAAAGATGTATCCGAAGTGGAATACATCAAGGACAGATTCTTAAAACGTCTAGAAGATGTTTTAAGATCTTGCGATAGATAAAATAATAAGGCTAGAGGAATTTCCTCTAGCCTTAATCTATTTTATTTTTTTTTATTCACGACGGGATATCTTCTTACCGCTTAAAGTTAATGGTGTTACATTACCAATATTAATTAGGTTAGTAGATAGATGTGAACCTAGCATATATACGTTAAGTAAGTTCTTACTCATAGGATCACTAGGGTCATCAGGGATATCATCTTGAGAGATATAACCTAAAGTAGAGATGGTATTGTACATAGCTTGTTTAGCTTCCATAGAATCTGCACGTGCTCTGGATAACTCTTTAATAGTTGCATCCATACCACTAACTACAAGAGATTCCATTTCCCTATCAGAGGTAATACCATTCTTATCGTGAGAGATAAGCATACCTGTCTTATTATCACGCATAGCTATATTAGTAGAGATAGCATTCTTTTTTGTCAAGAATTGTTTCATACGTTTTAGATGTAAGTATCCTACTAATGCTTCATGAGATGTAGCGCCATGTCCATTCTCATCTGTATAGATATATGGCATTTCGACTTTCTCTAAGATAGGTACACCCATTACATCAGCAGCTTTCTCTACTTGGTCCATAGTCGGTTCGATTTCAAATACACGAGTGATAAATCTAAATGGATATTTACCAGATACAAACTTAGTAAACTCTTTATCACTCATATCAGAGAATATCTTTTTATAATAGTCAGTGACTTTACCAGATGGATCCATAGCTAGCATTACATCGAATACTAGCTTTTCGGCTTTCTTTCTTTGTGGTGTCATTTAGTTCCTCCTATAGATTAGAGAAGTGAATCATTAAAGCGAAATACATTAGAACTGAACGTTGGTAACTAGCTTTAGTTGCTGCACGGTTCTTACGTACATGATAACGTCTAGAACCATTCATTAACCACCGCTCTAGTATTTCCTTAGATCTGATTACTTCTTTGACTTTACTATTAGGTCTAGGTGCTGTAGTAAATCTTACAAACTCAACACGTTTGACATCTTTCTTATCTGTGCTTTGGAAGAATAGATATACTAGAAGACTAATGAACTCTTTAACTTCAGTAAGAGACTTAGTATCGTTCTTTAACACCCATTCTATAATGGCTTTGATTTCATCGGTAGATACATTGACATCAGCTGCCATCTTACAGTAAGAATAGTTTACACCCATAGTACTAATAGCTTGTACTGTCTTATCAATTACACGTTCAGCCATAAGACTATCAGTATCAGCTAATCTATAGTTATCTTCACTATAGTCATCACTAGCATAGTTAAGATATTCATTGCGATTTTCAAATGCTTCATAGTACAGCGTAGCAATATTCTTCATGAATGATTTAATACGTGTATGCAATTGCTGTACAATATCTTTGATATCTTCATCATCAAAGTCTTCAAACTTATCTTGATAAGTCTCAGCCCATGTTGTAGCAATAGAACGTACTGCACTAAATACATTACCTTTGACTTTAAGATCGTACTTAGCAGACATCTTATTATTAACTACATAGTCCATTACGTGTTTATACTCGATAGGCTGTACAACTTGGAATGAACCATAATGAATAGATGGATAGAAAGACCCAGAGAATGCTATATTAACTAATGATAAGTCTAATTCTTTATAGTATTTCTTTCTATTCATTAGGAAGTATCTAACTATACATAGCATAGCTATAGTAGTCTCATCTTTAGCAGCAGCCGGGTTAAAAGACGGAATACTAAAATAGAAAGTATTCCGTAATTCTCTTTGGATGACCGAACGTTGAATGCCTAGCATTCTGAAGAATTCATCTCTATCATTATCAGTAAAGTAAATACGTCTATATGGTGCAATAGCATATAAGTCTTCAGCTCTAGCTGCAATGAATTTACTGATATATTGTTTATATTGGAAAACCCTTCTAGAGATAGCTTGCTCTATTAGAGGGTATATCTTCTTAAGTATAACTTCGTTATCTTGCTTCATCATTATCCTCCTTGATTTTATTAAGATGTTTCCGTGAAACACTTTAATAAGCCAAGGAGGAATAAGCAATGTTTATTTATAACGAACAGTATTTTGGTAAGACACCAAGTCTTATCAAACTAGAATCTATCATCGGAGATATCCGTAAACAAAAGTACAAGAACGATACAGTAGTCGAATCTAAAGAACTAGCTAAAGTCATGAAGAATCAATTTGGGTTTGCTAATACTAATTTCTTAGTGGACTTCACTACAGCGAAGAATGCTTATACATTAGTATTCAGAGATAAACTAAATGGTATGGGTAAACCTGTCTTTAAGAATGGTACATATCAATTTAACCCAAAAGACGGTTATGATCTAAATGTATATTTCTCTTATGGTTTATTATGTGATACTAGCTTTACTAATGAAGAGCTAGTAGCCATCTTATTACACGAGATTGGTCATCATTTCAGTGCTAAAGCTGCTATGTATGAATACAATCTCCCTAGTATCAAGAACCTAGTTCGTGGTATGACTGATATGAATAAAGCTATCTATAATTTAACTAATGGTGCTAAAGAAGATATCCGTAATATTAGTGATGCTAATATAATGGCTGGTATCCAGCAAGCATTCAACGGTTTAGATTGTAGATCCGCTTTGGCTTATATTAATAACGGTGTAGTCTTAGTTAAAGATGCTATCTTAAATGGTAATATCTCAGATGCATTCAAATTCCTAACTGGTGATAAAACTGTAGTCAATAAAGTAATGAATACTAAGTTTGACCAATCAGTAAAGAATCTTGTTTCTGAATATGATAATGAAGAAGAAAAGTCTGATGCATTTGCCACTATCTATGGTTATGGTCCTGCATTGACTACAGCATTGACTAAGTTAGAGTCTAATAAATTAGACACTAGACAAAGCACTACAGAGTCTAATGTATTAGAATGGATTCTTAAGTTCTACGTTACATTTGGCATTATAGGTGTATTTGAATTCTTTATTGATTCAATGGCACATATCGATTCCAGTAAACGTACATTAGCAGCATTAGCTGTATTAAACCAAGAACTTAAGACAGCTAATCTTACACCTAAACAACGTAAACGTATCCAGCAAGATATCATTGATATCACTAAAGACTATGAATCATATCTTGAAGCAAAACAGGCTTTGTTTAAAAAGACTGGTTACGTTAAACTAGCGTTCGTATATAATAAGATCTTATTCTTATACCATACTAAGTTTAATAGTGATAGAAACTTAGAATCCTATCAGCAACTATTAAACTTGTATAGAATGGCTTCATCTAGATCCTAACATATAAGTAGCTAAGATTTTTTCATTTGACTCCTAAATAACTAAATGTACTTACCTAGTAGAACCCTAGTACGGATACAATCTGTACTAGGGTTTTATTTGTCTTTTGTAAAAAATAAAATCATATAAACAATATAGTGATAGGTAGCACCTCGTATAATCTATAACTTATAAATCTACCTATCAAGAGGCTTATATAGTTGATACTTTCAGTATAGTAGGCTATCTCATAACCATTCAATCCCTACTATACTTCCCTTCTAATCAACTATAAGGGCCAAGCGCTTCTTCAAGAGTTATCGAATTAACTCACTTTAAACACAACAAGAATACTCCATATAGGCATTGCCTGTATGGGGTTTTCTTGTGTTACCTATACCACACTTATATAAAAAGGAGGATAATTTATGGAAATTGATGGAATGCCAGAAATTAAATTGAGCAGTGTGTCTGCTAAAAAAGCTGTATCTCCATTACGTGAAGAACAAGATCCACAGCTATCTGTATTCTTAGGTGGTACCTGTAATGGTTCTGTATGGAGAAATGATTTACTTAGAATGCTAACTGACAAAGTAAAAGCATTTAACCCTGTAGTGTCAGTATGGGATGAACGTGCTAAGTTCGAAGAGAAGTATCATCGTGACCATGATGATGTAAGACTATACTGTATTACACCAGCTATGTCAGGAGTATACTCTATTGCTGAAGTGGTAGATGATAGTAATAAGAGACCTGAAAACACTATACTATGTGTATTGTATAGTGACTTTGGTGGTGATTTTACTTATACTAATCATCAACTAGCTTCTATGAAAGCCTTAATGGATTTAGTAGAATCTAATGGTGTAAAGGTATTCGATAGCCTATATGATGTAGCAGTCTACTTAAATAACAGAGCTGAACATATAGCTAAATAATTCATTTATGGAGGAAAAAATTATGGCAGATAATAAATATGGCGTAATCAATGAAGTTGGTGACTTAGGCTTAGGTTTCCAAGAGCTTAATGATAATGATCAAAAAGTGCTTCAAGAACAATTGAAGCAAGAACAAGACAAAGATAAAAAATAGTTGTCTAAGATATGTAGTAGAGCCTCATATCGGTTCTACTACATATTTATTTTTTACACTCACTGTAACTGTATATTAATCAGGCCCAATATGGGCTGTTATAGGTTACTTATTTTAAACACGAGGTAATTATTATGAAAGCAAAACTTATTGGTATTGGAGCTGCTGGTAACAAAGCAGCTATGCATGCTATTAACCAAGGTGTATTTGATCGTAAAGATGTTTTACTTTTGAATACAACTCAAAAAGATATGAAAGACGAATTCAACGATATTAATATCGTATTCGGTGATAACCGTGGTGGTTGTGGTAAAGAACGTGATATGGCTAAAGGATTAGCTATGGAAGCTTTACGTGCAGACTTATTCAAATTAGACTCTTTCCCAGATCCTCAAGATGAAGCTATTATCATTGTATCTTCTTCCGAAGGTGGTACTGGTTGTGGTGCTTCTACTATTGTAGCTAAGTACTGTAAACAAGTATTGAAAATGAATGTACACATGTTTGTATTCACTGGTTTCGAACAAGATGCTCGTGGTATCCAAAATACTGTAGAATACTTCCAAGAATTATCTGATGAATATACTGTACAGGCTATTAGTAATAAGAAATTCTTAGATGGTATCCGTAGTAAACAAGATGCTGAACGTGCTGCTAACCAAGAATTCACTCAACGTATGGCAGTTCTTCTTGGTCAAGACTTAGTAGAATCTGATCAAAATATTGATGATACAGACTTATACAAATTGTCTACTACTCCTGGTTTCATGACTATTGAAAAAGCTAAAGTTTCTAGCATTAAAAATACAGAAGACTTATATAAAGAACTTCGTAAAATGTTAGACTATAGCAAATCTTTGGAATTCAAACCTACAGCTAAACGTATTGGTGTAATCTTTGGCTTAGTTCCTGCGGCTCAAAACATGGACTTGAATACTGATGTATTACGTGAACGTCTTGGTGAACCATATGAATTCTTCACTCATATCCAAGATGCTGAACCTGGTAAAGAGTTCATTGAATTCATTGCTTCTGGTATTAAAATGCCAATCGATGAAGTCAATAAAGCTTACCAAACTTACTTAGAACGTACATCTAAAGTTGATAAATCTAAAGACTCTTTCTTTGATGAAGCTTCTTCTATGACTATCAATAAAGAAGATGGTATGTTTAACTTTGATAAGACTGGTCCACAAAACATCTCCAAAGCAGATAAAGATGCATTCTTTGCTAGTTCCAAACCTGTAGCTAAACCACGTGTAACTGTATCTGCTAAAGATGATTTCTTCAATCAAACTACAGAAAAAGTTACAGTATCTCCTACAGTTGAAGTTCCAGAAGAACCAGTTAAACCTAAACGTGTAATTATCACTAGCAATGGTATTACAAAAGACTATTAATCCTACCGATATACGAGGTGACTTATGAAGGGCATTTATTTTAATAACCTGAAGAATCCTGCATTAGATCCTATTGTAGATACGATGGAATTGAATATGCTATTAGATGATCCTTCGGAAGCAGAAAAAGCAGAGATTAGGGATAACTTTGTTAATGAGGTTATGTCTAAAGGATATAATGAAGATGAACTTAAACTATTCATCTTTAATAACTTCCATGAGTTCGTTAAATACTCTTATGAAGTTCCTGAAGTAGCTAAGCTTTGGGAAGAACGACCTATGGTTCCTAAACTAATTAAACAACTGCTTACTAAATATACTCCAGGGTTTAGTTTTAATAAATTAGACCGTATCTATATAAACGGAGTAATCTATAACCATAACGTAGTACATCAGAATGATGAAGTGCCTGGTATGGTTACAGAAATACTTAATGATTTAGGGATGACAATCAATAAAGACGTATGTGAAATCTTAGACAGCATCTATTATCTTCCTAGACAGTTTTATACTATGGCTGTAATAGCAAGATTCTCAGATGTACGTGAAGAAATCAATATTAGACGTATCTTATTCTTATTGATGATTACCTATGAATATAATACTACCACTGTAGATGATATCCGCATCATTCTTGAAGCGTTATTCTATGGTGAAATGACTCCATTGTTTATCATTAATATGCTAGATACTCATAGAAGTGAGCAATGGTACAACTATAGATATAGAGCGGCCGAAGAAGATACTACGTTTGCTCTATATAGAATAGTAAATGCTATGCCTAAGCATATTATCAAAGATACTTTACTTAAATATAGTGAAGTCTGTGTAGCTAGACAGCTTAAATTAGATGATGTGAAATGGACATTGGTAAACTTACCATTAGATGACTATAGAGAATTGGGTATTATAGCTGATACTCTAAAGAACGATGGTTATTATTTACCATAGCAACACAAAAAATAATACATGGGTAGATGAGTGTACACCTACCCATGATTATCTTTATCTATACCCCATATTTATGGTATAGCCGCATGCGCCATAATGGCACCATGTGAACTATTGGGGTATCTTTGTCTGGCATCCGTTCACCAGCTACAGTACCTACTGGTATGGTTTCGGATGCCAGTCTTCTCGCTTCGAGCTCAGGGTTCTGAGCACAAAGAGAAAGAAGGACATCTCTTGTCATAGGGATTCACCTCCTTATGACTTATGGGTTATAGTCCCATAAGTGTATAGTTATATTTAGATACAGCTACTAATAGCTGTATCTACCATACACATTTATAGTATACAATCGTAAAACAGTTTACATACAGAAACTCCCATATAGGCAATGCCTATATGGGACTTCTTTTTAATTCTTACATACTAGGAAACAAGAAAGTATATAATACTTTGAAATTATGTAAGGAGGAAGCACTATGAGTGAAGATTTAATTTCTATAGTATCTGATAAGATGGGTACATCTAGTAGTACTAGTATTTATGATGTATTATACCCAACAGGGTTCTTTAATGTAGACTATTTGAATGGTTATAAGATTAATGGTTATCATAAAGACGGTACTAAATTCTCTTATGACGCATTTGGTATTGTAGATGGGTCTTTTAATTTAGTTGTAGGACGTACTGGTTCTGGTAAAACAACAGCAGCTATCCAATGGGGTGCTAATATCATTCGTCGTTTTGAAAAGGCAAAAATGTTTATCGCATCTATCGAAGGCGGTATTACTATTAACCGTCTTGAAGCATTGACTGGTTGGTTTGGGGATGACTTATTTAAACGTGTAAGTATTCGTAATAGTGGTCTTAACGTAGAAAGCATCTATAAAGAAATCTTATCTATCTATGATGCTAAGATGGCTAATAAAGAAGAATACTTATATGATACAGGTCATGTAGATTCTCGTGGATTACCTATTATTAAGATGGTACCAACTGTATATGTGATTGACTCTGTAGCTAATATGGTTCCAGAACGTGTAGCTAACCGTGGTGAGATGGGTGGTCAAATGGATGCAACTGCTATTGCTAAAGCTAATACACAGTTCATCAAATTGACTATGCAATTACTTAAGACTGCTAATATTATCGTATTGGCAATCAACCACATCAATAAACGTGTAGAAACTGGTTTCATGCCAACTAAGAATGATATCCCATATCTTAAACAAGATGAAACATTACCTGGTGGTAAAGCTATTAACTACGATGCTAATAATATCTTTAAATTGGATGATAAGAAGATTAAAGAAGAATCTTTTGGTTTCAATGGTAAAGAAATCGTAGTTCAAATGATTAAGTCCCGTACTAATAAAGCCAATATGACTACACCATTATTGCTTAACTTTGATATTGGGTTTGACCCATACTTCTCTTTATTATTACTTCTTAAAGATACTGGTCGTGTTAAAGCCAAAGGGGCTTATATGCAACTAGATGAGCATGCTGATATGAAGTTCACCAATAAGAAGTTTACTGAAATCCTATTCAGTAATAAAGACTTCCAAAAAGTATTCTTTGAAGCCGCTAAAGAAGAATGTCGTAAGTTGTTGACTCCAACTAAGACTTTAACTGAGTCTGTAGATAATACATTGTCTAATGATGTAATGGCATTATTTAGAGCAATGGACCAAGTAGAAGAGTAATTGTATATTATAGTTTTGAGCCAGAAGATTCCAGTAATCTTCTGGTGCAATTCTATGCTTGTTACATAATGGAAAGGGGTAAGTACATTGGCAACTAGCGTAAATATTGTAGACGAAATTAAGAAATATGAAAGGAGATTGAAATTCCCAGAAGAGGCATTAGGTAAAGAATTGGCCGAACCTATTCCGACAGCAGTATCTGGGTCCCGTAAATTATTGTATTCAACACAGGCCGACCAAGTCATGTCTTTGAACACACCTGAAGTGCCGTTCTTACAGACAGGATATGAGAATGAGTTTGGACATAAGTCCACATCATTCAAACAATACCATGGTGATGATTTAGTTATCTTAGATAAAGTTGATAAGTTTAACTGGATACCTAATCACCATTATTTTCTACTTACATACAATGCTAATAAGAATATCATTGATGTCGTAGAACGATGCTCATACTTACACATTACTGAAAGCTATGGGTATGACCAAAATACTAAATACTTAGACTCTCTAGGTATTGGTAGCAAGATCCGTACAGGTGATATCTATCTCAAATCCAAAGGGTTTGATGAGTATAATAACCGTATGGATGGTGTAAATCTATTAGTTACTTATGCCGCTATCTCTGATACTACAGAAGATGCTATTGTATTATCAGAAAGCTGTGCTAAGAGACTAAGTTCTCCATTGTATCATAAAGTCCAAATCATGGTCAATGAGAATGATATCATGCTCAATCTATATGGTAATGAAACCATCTATAAAGTTATGCCTGATATCGGAGAAGAAGTATCCAATAGCCTTCTATTGGCTACAAGACGTGAGAATAAACAAGAATCCTTGTTCTCTCAAGTATATTCCAGACTTATGGATATTAATATGAATGACAATAAGATTACTGCTACAGGTACTGTAGTTGATGTCAATGTCATTACTAATAATCCAGATATGATGGAATCATCCAACTATACTACACAGCTTAGAACGTATTGGAAAGAGTCTATTCGATTCTCTCAAGAGCTTGTAGATAAAGTGGATATGTACAAAGATCGTTATCCTAATGCTAAGATTGGATACGAACTACAAGTACTTTACTCTAGAGCAAAGAGCTTATTAGATGGAGAGAAGTTCTCTCTTGATGGTAAGAAAGCTTTCTCTAATATCTTCCTTGAAGTTGTAGTACGTGAAAACAATGAGCTACATATCGGGGATAAGATTACTAACCGTTATGGTGGTAAAGGTGTTATTAGCCGTATACTTCCAGACGAAGAAATGTTTGAGACTATTGATGGTCGTAGAGTAGAAATGATCTATAACCAAGGTACTTCTACTAACCGTCTTAATCCAGCTCAGATATTCGAAACCGAAATAAATGCAGCATCTGCTAAACTTCTAAGATACTTACCTATGGAAACTCCATATGAGGTAAATCAATCATTAGAACGTATTGCTACATTTATGAGTATCTTCACTCTAATGCAAGCTAATGCATTCAGGGAATATGTCTATGCCTTGAATGATGATAGCAAGTTAGATTTACTTAAGTCTATGAAGAATGATGGATGTATCATCCTATCAGTATCTCCAATACAAGAAAACATTGACCTAGATAAACTGGTAGCTATGTATGAGTTATTCCCTGAATGTGAGATTGATTATGCTTACTGTCAATTACTTGATAGTAATGGTAATCCTCGTAAGGTAAGAACTCAACGTCCTTTATTAGTTGGTCATCAATACATTGTAAGACTTAAACAGTATGCAGAAGATAAGTTCTCTGTGACTTCATTGTCTGCTACAAACTCTAGAAATGAAAATAGCCGTAATAAGAACCCAGGTGAGGGTGGACATAGATTCCCTAATACTCCAGTACGTTGGGGTGTAATGGAAACGTCCGCTATGCAACACATTGGTTCTTGGTTCAATGCTATTATGCTTCTAGTATATAGTACGTCTCCACATGCAAGACGTAAAGCTAAGAATCTATTAACAGATTCTCCATTCAATATTGACGTTAAAGTTGATAGTGAATCTAAATCTAGATCTGTAGAAGTACTTAATGTATATCTACGGACTATAGGCTTAAGGATTAGATTTGATAAATATAAGAAAGTGATTAAGAGTATCTTTGCTCTTCCATCATCTATTCCACATATGTTTATCAAAGTTCCTGATGCTGATCGTAAACCTACCATTGAGATGGTGGATGATAAGAAAGGGTTTAAGATTCCACAAATCATCTTCAAAGGTGATGATCCTAAACCTAATATGTTTATCAATCCACCTAAAGAGGAAGAAGAACCTCAGAAGGAGTAAGCTATGTCTGATTTGAGACAAGTTTATATGGATATACTAGGGGGCAACTTTGAGTCTGCCCTCGATCCTCAAAATGTATATCTTATGAATCATATAGCAACTTGTGCTCTTCAAGACGAGAACAATGTACGTCTTGATGATGTAGAGTTGGTATTACGTATAAGCAATGCACTGTATAATGGTACTGATATTGAAGTATTACCACTTGAAGATGGTGTATATGATCTCTTGTTAGAAATGTATAAGAGATACAACCCTAACTTCCAAGTTGGTGGAGCCAATATTGGTATGAATAGTGTACGTAAAGACAAAGATGGTATTGCTGAATATCCAAATATGTTTATACCTGTCCCTATAGGGATTGAGAATACATATGGTATGGATATCCTAGCATATGGTAACACATCTAAGTTTGCTACACCATTATCATGGAATAATGGTCAAGTATCTGATAGACAAAGAGACACTGCTCATAAGTATCCAGAATTAGTTGGTACTCTTGATAAGTGTAAATTTGTATTAGACCATCAAGCATATACTGCTGGTGTAGCAGAAGATCCTAATGTAAAGATCTTCGAAAGAGATTTCATTGGATTACATTTCCATAATGGAGTAAATAATCCTAATGATATTCTCAATATAGTTATGGAACTCAAGTATGATGGTATCTCTATTGAAGCCGAAGTATCTAACCATGTAGTATCTGCTAGAACTCGTGGTGATTTAGATAATGATAGAGCTACTGATCTTACTAGTGTATTGTATGGATATAGATTCCCTAATACTATTCCAGACAATGAAGTCTTTGGTATGAAGTTTGAAGCTATCATCACTAAGTATGATATGGAAAGACTTAAAGCAAAGACTGGTAAATCTTATACCAATATGAGAACTGCAGTATCTGGTATTCTAGGTTTAGCTAATGCTAGAGAATACTTAGAATATATTACTTTGGTTCCATTAGGTACATCATTACACTTCGATACTAGAGAAGAAGAGCTTATGTTTATGAATAGATACTTTGCAACTAAAGTATCCAATGCATATAAAGCTTTCTCTGGTAGATATGACCATGTATTGTACATGGTAGACAAGTTCGTTCAAGATGCTGATATGATGCGTCCATATATGACATTTGCTTATGATGGTATTGTAGTATCTTACAATGATAATTATCATAAGCAACTCTTAGGTCGTGTAAATCATGTCAATAAGTATAGCATGGCTATTAAGTTTAATGCTATGAAACGAGTAACTAGATTCCGTGGATATTCATATACAGTTGGTTCTAATGGGGTAATCACTCCGATGATTATATTTGACCCAGTAGAATTCAACGGTACAGTTCACTATAAAGCTAGTGGTCACTCTTATGAACGATATAAGAAACTCAGTCTTAGATATAATGATGAGATTGAAGTGGCTTATGTGAATGATGTAATGCCATATGTAAGTAAGCTATACAATACAAACAATGATAAGAATGAGAAACTCTATCCTATAGAACCATTCATTGATCATTGTCCTGCATGTGGTAGTCAATTAGTAGAATCTTTCTCTGGTAAGACTATATCTTGTGAGAATCCAACCTGCCCAGGTATCCATCAAGCTAAGATGGTTAATATGATGGTAAGATTGGATTTCAAGAACTTCGGTCAAGCTGCTATAGAGAAACTAGAAATCAAGTCTCTTAGAGATCTATTTGAAAATGTAGATGAGACTAGATTATTCAATGCTGGATTTAGAGAACGTGGTATAGCTAAGTTCCTAGATCAGCTTAATGAAATCAAATCCAGAGATAACCTAGACTTCGTTATTGTCGGGTCTCTAGGTTTTACTGATATTGGATTTAGTACATGGTCAAACATCTTCAATGTAATTCCATTAGATTGTCTTATCAAACTATCTGATGATGAATTATCTGATAGACTATTGGCTATTCCAGGTATAGGACAACGTACAGTAGATACTATTCTTAAAGAACGTGTAATATTTGCTGATGACTTAGTCTATATCTATACAAAGATACCTAATTTGAAACATAGTATCAATGCTAAGCCAGCTAAACGTATATGCTTTACTGGTATTAGAGATGCTAATGTCGAAGCGGCTTTAATGGCTAATGGAGATATGCCTAGTGAATCCATAACTAAGTCTACAGATTATCTTGTAGTACCTTACAAGGATTACACATCTTCAAAGACAGCTAAAGCTGATAAGTATGGTATTCCAATTGTAACTATAGATGAGCTAGTAGCTCAACTAGGGTTAAATATAAAAGTTTAACCCTAGTGAAACAAATCTATAAGTATATATTATAAATGAGATAGTGGTTTGCTATCTCGTTTCTTTTGGTTATAGGAGGATATTATTATGATTAAGAACCTAACAGAAACAACTATTTTTCAAACATGGAACTCTCGTCTAGTTGATGAAGTAGGCTTTGATGTTCCATTAGCAAGTTTTAAAGAATTATTCCGTCCAATCATCTTCTCTTTGGCTAACTTCTTATCCAAAGTAGGTGGTGCGGACATTACTACATCTGCAGTTACTATTAGTAATACAGATGGTGTGTTCTTGTGTGCATTGTTAGTTAACCGTACAGTGGACCAAGAAAACAAAACATCCTTTGATGTATCCTTCACTACTGATAAGGAATTAGTTGACAATAGTGAATTATGTCAATACACTATTGCGGCTTCTGAACGTGAGCTTCAAGAATTCGTAAACAAATTCATCTTGGAAGAGGTTAAAAACCGTTTCCAAACACCAGAACTTCTTTACGATTTCTTGCGTGTATTATTCAGTACTATCTTGAATTACACTAATAGCTTGACTCGTGATGAAATCACTGAAGAGGGTCTTGAAATCGATATCGAAGATACTATTACTATTGCAGTATCTTTAGATGAAGAGGGTAATCGTGTAGTAGCTATTGAACCAGGTACTGCATTGAAAACTTATGTCAAAGACGACAAATGTAACCAACAATAGTAAATAAGATTATACAAATCCAGGGTCTAGGGGTATTTCCCCTAGGTCCTTGTATAATTTTTATTAGCGGGGTTAAATCATGAAGCGTGCAATATGTGAAGGGAAACTACTTAGTCTGTATGATATAGATACAGACTATAATGATTACTTTATGAATGATGTATCATTCATGGGGTATATTGATGAGGGAACTGGTATTATTTATCCTAGCACAACTCAAACTTACATAAGTAAGAATCCAGGTAAAGCAGGATTCTATAAACATGGTCCATTCTTAAAGTTTATCGAACCATCTGACGAAGAGAGAGATAACTTTACATTTGATAAATTGGAACATGTGGATTGGGATAATACATCTAGTATTAGTGACGTAGTAGCTAAGTCTAAAGAGGCATTCTCTTTGGATAATAGATTACTTAGTAATGTCACACCAGATAATATCTTTGCACCACCAATCCATTCTGATGACTCTCCAGAAATGGTTGGTATGAAAACAGCTATTGCAAAGAAGAAGATTGACTTAGATTTATATGGTTATCGTTTTGGTGAGAACTTCAATAACGATAAACGTATATTTGATAAGCCATCTATGACTTTAAATAAGTTAGTGACTATCTGTGATAAGACAGATATAGATGCTTATCTCATTCTCAAAGACAAGGATGGAGATATCCCTAATCCTATGGGAGAAGAGATAATGATCAAACTAACAAATGGAACGGAAGAGGAGGGTAACGATGAACAATAGTTGGCAAAGCAAGTTCATTGCCGATTATAATGATAAGAATCGTCCTAAGTTTAATGACGTATTCTTCTCTAAATCCGATGATGCTATTATCGAAGACCTAAAAGCTATGCTTATATCTTGTCAACGTGATAAGTATTTCACAGTCAAGATTTTAGGATTCGATACTATAGAAGACTATGATGAAGTAAACAGACTTCTCATAGAAAACAATGATAATATCACTGTACCAATCAAAGATAGTTATCTTAAGATACTCAAGGTAACCTATTACATTGAAGTCAATGGTTATAGTGATACATTTGATGTGTATATAGCAGTACCTAGAGTATTCGAGGGTGCTTATATCATCTTAAATGGTAATACATACTTCCCATCTTTCCAATTAGTAGATGGGAGTACTTACAATAATACATTAGCAAAGTCATCTAAAGTACAAAAGATTACATTGAAGACTGTCTTTGGTGCTTTACGCATGATTCGTAACTTCTATGACTATCAGACTACTGATGGTACTGTACTTAACGGTACAGTATATTCTATCATGTCTAATGGTGCTTCCTATAAGGGTAAGAAGAATGCAGTAGATAGAAAAGTTCCAGCATTCAAATACTTATTTGCTAAGTATGGTTTATACGAAGCATTAAGCTTATTTGGATTTGACAATACTATCTTCATTTCTAAAGAACCTTTTGAGGAAGAAGAGAATTACTATACGTTCAAATGTCAAGCCACTACTAGCCGTATAGGTTATGTAAAAGTAGCTAAGATATTATTTGATAATGACCGTGTATATCAATCAGCAGTTATAACTATCTTAGATAATCTTCGTAGTTTAAAGACTGGATATACAGCAGAGTCATTATTCAATAAAGACTACTGGGTTATTTCTCTTGGTGCACATTTCGTTAAGAATAATATGGAATATGAGAAAGGCTTATCTGCTTTATATTCCTTAGAAGATCAATACGATATAGTCACTAAGAAGAATATCAGATTACCATATGAATATAAATCTAATATTTATATGATACTGAGATGGATGATGGCAGAGTTCTCTAATATTCGACTTAAAGATAACACTGATGTTACCAATAAGCGTATTAGATGGTCTGAATGGATTGCGTCTCTATATGTAATGAAACTAAATACAGGTATGTATCGTTTAAATGATATAGCTAGACGTCTTAAATCCGATACTATAATCAAACGTTTTAGACAATGTATCGATATCAAACCTATGTACTTAATATCTGAGTTACAAAAGAGTGGTATCAAAGGTTTCCGTAATATGGTTAATGAACGTGATGCTATATTACAATTAAAGTGGACTTTCAAAGGACCTACAGGTCCTGGTGAAACATCCAATAAGAATCTCGAGGGTAGACTTAAACGTATCTCTCCATCTCACTTAGGTATCTTAGACTTTAATACCTCTTCACCAACTGAACCTGGTACTAGTGGTATTATGTGTCCATTGAATCAAAGTGTATATGATGGATATACGTTTACTAGTGATGGTGAACCTAATAGCTGGGATGCATCTTTCAATGAACTTAAACAAAGTTATAGAGATGCTATTGGTGTTAAGTCCGCATTTGAATTAGCAGATGATATCGGAGCTGTTCTTGAGGGAGCAGATGATGGTAAGAATCGTGCTATCTATGAAATGTATCAAATGGGTAAATCCATAAGCCTAGCTAAACAGTCAAACTATCAACCTGGAGATCTTATAGTCGAAGATTAACTGGGGAGTGTTTACTATGGCAGTAAAAGATATTTATCATCGTGTGTTCATTATGTCTCGTCAACAAATGGAAGAGCTTAAAGAACGCAATAATCAACTAGGTTTAAAAACAGAATTCGGTAAAGTAATCGTTAATGGGGTTGAACGTGTATATTCTGATATCATTCTTGATATGGCAGATTGCCGTTACTCTGATGCGGTTAAAGTTATCGAAGGTGACATTCGTGCTATTAAGCACACTGAAGTAGTCTAACCTAATAAGTATATAGTATGGGTCTTATGTACCCATACTATATACATTATTTTTAATAGGAGGAATTCAAATGAATATTCCAGTATCGCTAGATTTTTCTAAACTAGCAGAAGATCTTAAACAATCTATCTTTAAAGATAAAGAGAGATACAATCTTCTACCTAACTGTGATTTCTATGGTGAGAACGCTAGATGTTTAGCATCTCATATCAATAAATATTTCATGACTGAAGAGAATAGTATTGAGTATAACGATGTACGTTTAGTAATCCATCGCTTTGCTACAAACAAGTTAATCGGTTATGTATACTTAGATACTGATGAAAACGTAGCTCTTGATAAGTTCATTGCTAATATACGTGTAGACATTGCTGATGATAGTGATAATTATGTATATAATGAAATCTCACTAATCAATATCAAAGCGGTATTGAAAGCTATGCAAGATAAGCACTACAATGCTATCATTGATCTATTCCATGAAATCACTAAATACATCTATAGAACTGCTACACCTGATGCTAATCAAGATGCTATTATTGCAGTAACTCTATATATTGATTTCATGTACAACTATGTATTCTCTGGTATGGAAATGCCACATACATATGCTAATAAAGTATACCGTACTCTATTAGATACAAACTTCTGTGATTACAGACCTGTAATTGATGCTATCACTACATTACACAATACCAATGCATGTATATACTTCATACCATTGATTGGTGACTTGTTACGTGAAGCATCTCAAAAACCATACTATACTGAAGAAATCGGTAAAGGTATGGCTGGTCGTGTATTTAACGATGAACGCTATGAATTGGTTGTACCAATGCTTGTCAAAGAGCACTTACAAAAGTCTTCTGATGAGCGTCTATTGGAAATGACTCTAGCTCATGCTCCATCTTTATTGGCTTATATCCAAAAAGAAGAAAGTAAAGAAGACCGTGATGTATTAGTTAAATACATCAAAGAGAAAGTTGACGCTTATATTAAAGACCATCCAGAGCTAGCTGACTTCAAAGGGTTTGAAAACAATGATAAGGCATCTTATAAACCAAATGGTAATTTCATTGTGCCTAATCAAAAGCTAAATACTAAAGCTATCTTAAAAGCTAAACAAGACTACTTGACTAGTCGTATCAAGAAGAAATAATATGGCTAAGTCAATGTTTGTTCAGGCACATGAGTGTCCTGAATGTAGAAATGAATCATTATATCTTATATCACTCAAGGGTGAACGTACTCCATATTTGAGTATACTCAGTAAACATGATGACCCTCATAAATGGATTATGGATTACAAACATGATTTCAAATTCAAGTGCACTAAGTGTGGTAAGGAATATGAAATCGATTGGAGATATGACGTACCAGTTCCAATAGACTGGGCTACACAGGCTATGCCTAAAGCTCTTGATGAGTTAACTCGTGGATAAAACAAAGTATACAGTATGGGACACTGTTCCCATACTGTATATTAATTTTTAGTAGTATTTAAACAGACCTCTAATAAGGAGGGTATACTATGCGTATTACATATATAAGATTAGAGAACTATATTGGTATTTATAATGGACGTGGTGATGAAGTATTAGAGATAGATTTATCTCAAAATGTGAATCCTATCGTGATTATACGTGGCTCCAATGGTAGTGGTAAGAGTACATTGCTTAAATCGCTTACACCAATTAATGATGACTCTAATGCTATTGTTCCAGGGGTAACTGGGAGAAAGGTTATACGATATTTACACAATGGTATAACTTATGAGATAGAATATGAGTACCCTATAACCAAAAAGGGTGAACGTAAACAGACTAAAGGTCAAGTCTATAAATATGGACCTAATGGTAAAGAAGAATTGAATCCGACTTGGAATGTAAGTTCCGCTAAGGATATTATTTATTCTTTATTTAATCTAGACTCTAACTTCTTGGCATTAAGCCAACTATCTTCCGAAGATAGAGGGTTAGCTGATAAGAGACCAGCTGAACGTAAGTCATTTGTGTCTTCGATTATTAGTGGTATCGAAGCATACAATGCTATGTATAAGATTATATCCAAGAAGCATTCTATGTATAAGAGTCTAATACAATCTTTGACTGCAAAGATTAACCGTATTGGTAACAAGGAGGACTTAGATCTTAGATATAATACAATAACTAAACGAGTTAGCCAAGCTATATCTGATAGAGATGCATCTATACAACGTATAGCTATTCTTAAAGCTAAACTAGATGAAAATAATGCAGAGAAGCTATTAGAAGAGTATAAGACTATTAATATCAGATACGAATCTATTAAGCAAGATCGTATAGCTCTTACTAATACATTAAAACAGTCTCCGATATTTAGACACCATATCGAGAATATCTATACTGTAGAAGAACGTGCTAAGCTCATTAAAGAATTAGAACGTCAACTAGAGCAAGATAAAGATAATCTTCCACGTTGGAGAGAAGCATTAGAGCGTACAAATAATGCTCATGACGAATGTGAAAGAAAGATAGCTAATATCAATACTGAAATCAATAAGAAGAAATCTAGACTAGAGACTTTTATTGATGCAGATTTCTCTGAAGAAGAGTTTGGTAGATATAATGAAGCTGTAGCTAATCTTAAAGCTATTGAAGATGATATAGCTAAGTTACAATATCGTATAGACAATAAATCTGAGTATGATAGACTTAAAGAGCTATTCGATATGATGAATAACTTCTCTTATGCTATTATGGATAGATATGAGCATATTACTAGAGAAGATGTAAATACATTAGTAACTAGAAACTCTTCTTTCTATGAGAGTACATTAGGTACTATAACTAAAGAGATTGAAGCATGTACTAAAGAACGTATATCTATAGAAGCAGATATGGGTTTCTATGAGTCTTTAGTAGAGAAAACTAAGAATCTTGAGCTTAAGCCTAAGGATTGTAAGTTTACTGACTGTGTATTCATAGTAGAAGCTATTGAAGCTGAGAAAAAGAAACCTAAAAAGGTTTTAATTACTTTGACTGATAGGCTTGAAGATGTAAAAGACAGACTAAAAGAGTTTAATAATACGCTACATCTTACCAATGAAGCTAAATCATTCATGGATAAACTAGAAGCTTTACAAGTTGTCTTTGAAAGCAATAAGTCCTATCTAACTAAGATAGGTGCTGACGGTATTTGGAAAGGATTTATTGAATCCATCACTAATAATACTACAGCTAAGTTCCTAGAAGAGTATGTCTATAGAGCGACTAACTCATATAACTTGCTTGAAGCTAAAGAGTCTGTATCTAAGATAGTAGACTCTCTTAAAGAATCAGCTATTAAGTATAATGCTAATAAGTCCATCATTGATGAAATCAATAGTGATATTGATAGAATGACAAAAGAATGTAATAGCTATGAGATAGAACTAAGTGATCTTAGAGGTGAAAGAGCTGATTATGATCTTTTAGTTATGGAAACAGACTATGCTATTAGAGAATCTGAAACTAATCTTCCTCATTTAGATAGAATTCAAGAGATTGATCTAGAAATGAGAGAGTTAGAGAAGAAAGCTAATGAGTCTAAAGCTAAACGTGACTTAATCAAGGAACTTAATGCTAAGATTCTTGAAGAATCAGCTGTTGCAGAACGATGCAAGGATAATTACAATGAACTTATAGCTCAACGTGATGATATTGCTCATAATAAGATTCTTATTGATGAATATCATAAGGAAATGCAAGAGTATACTGATAACTATGAACGTATCGAAGCTATCAAGTATTATGTATCTCCGAATACTGGTATTCAAACCATATTCATTGGTGCTTATATGAATGATATCATGGTTAAAGCTAATGAATTGGCTTCATGTATCTTTGGTGGTGAATTCGTTATCCAACCATTCGTTATTAATGAAACAGAGTTTAGAATTCCATGCTTAGGTAGCGGATTGATGAATGATGATATCTCTTCTATGAGTACATCACAAATCTGTATGCTATCTATGATTATTAGTTTTGCTATCTTAGCTAATGCTAGTACAGACTATAATATCCTTAAGCTAGATGAGATTGATGGTGGTTTAGACACTGAAAATCGTATTCAGTTTATTACCCTACTGGGGAATCTTATTTCGATGGTTGGGTGTGAACAATGCTTCCTAATCAGCCACAATATGGAGTATTCAGACAGGGTAAGTGTAATAGATATGACAGCTAGACCAGTTGAGGTGAGATAAATGAAATCATTTATCCGAATAAAAGAGAAAATAGAACGATTCCTTGTTACAATACTAGTTATCCTAGCACCGATTGGTTGTATATTTGCAGGTCTTGCATGGGTATACTCATATATAGGGTGTACCCGTGCACATAATAGTATAAGCTATATAGCCTACGATATAATAGGTCCTGCAATTTTAGTTACTGGTTTGGTTGCTATGGTAATTTGGACACCTCAGGTTATATGGTGCATATTGTCGTATTTATTCAAAAGGATTAAGAAAGCATGGAAAAACTAAAGAATTTCATTAAACGAGAGATAGTTATTCTTCTCTGTGGGCCATTAATAACTTGTCTTGTACTTGTATTGTGTAAGATCCTTAACCATATATCCCTAGAGTTATATGGTGAAGGGTCTTTACCGTATATTATGGGGGTACAGGCAGAAACGTTTCTATATACCCTATGTATAATGCTTATACTAGGATTGACGTTTGTAAATATATTTTTATTAATTGCTTCAGCTATAATAGTTGAGAAAGAAATCAGATAATGGGGTGAAAGAGATGTTAGTATCAATGATAGTTGCACATGACTTAAATAATGGTATAGGTAAAGATGGTAAGCTATTATGGCATATACCTAAAGACCTAAAACATTTTAAGAAAACAACTCTAGGCTGTACTGTAGTCATGGGTAGAAAAACCTATGAATCTCTTCCTAACGCATTACCACATAGGGAAAATTGGATTCTTACTAATGATAAATCATATGTACCTAAACAACGATTCAACGATAAAGTTAAAGTATTTCATTCTAAAGAAGAAGTACTAGCTGAAGCTGAACGTCTTAGAAAGGCTAATATATTTATCATTGGTGGTGGAGAAATCTATAAATTATTCTTAGATGATGCTACTGATATTATAGCTACAGTAGTGAATGAAAAGCTACCAGCTGACACTTTCTTTCCTAAACTAAAACGAGGTGAATGGGAGAAAATAAAAGTTGTAAATGAAACTGAAGTTGTAGATCGTAAATATTATAGTTTTAAGTTTGTAACTATGAAACGAAAGGAGAGAAAATAATGGCTTGTATTGATGATGAATTGGCTCAAGTGACCTATGAGGTTTTAGAAACTGTACCAAAATCTATATCTAGAACTATGCATGGTATAAACCCATGGTATATTGAAGTGAGTGATTATATCTTAACCTATGAAGATAAGGATAAATATAAACTTAGTCTTCATCAGCATGGTAAATGTATCTATGGTAAAGCTATTTACAGTTCTCATTACTTTAAAGCATTCGTACAAAAATTGTATGATAGCTTATTCATGAGTGGTAAAGTAGTACCAGATACTAGTAATAATCCTTGGCTAATTAAGGTAAGAACTCTACATAATTTATTAAGATCAAGATACGGAGAGTAATTAAAATGAAAAATGAAGAAATCGTAGCTAAACTTAGAGAGGCACTTATTAATATTAGTAGTAGAATGGTGGAGCCATTAGTCGCTAGCAAATACGAACACGTCTTTATATTAGATAAGGATATTTCCGATTGTAACGAGTCAATCAAAATCGAAGTATCTGTTCAATCTAATAAAAATATCCCACAAGCTATAATAAAAACTGAAACAAAAACAACTACACCACCTAAAGGGTATAGTAAGGAAATAACTATTGATACTACACCAATGATTATTAGTCTTATAGATGATGCTAGTTTCTCTGAAGTGGCTAAATATATTTCAGATTTAGCATACAATCTAAGCGATGTCATTAATGAGTATGCTAATATAGAGGCTCTAGCAGAATTAGAATCCAATATTCTAATGGTGAGCCGTGGGTTATTTGATTATACTATCATCTTACCAGAAACTAATACATCTATCGACTATAGAGTACAAGAGCTTTCTGATGAAGAGAATCTATATGAAGTATGGACTAGATTCAATGGTATGATTGTGTATGCAAAATCTGCACATTCTATACCTGGAGCAGTATCTGTAATAAAAGATATTTACCCTAAAAATATATCTGAATGCTGGTGGAGATTAGATCTCATTTCTTTGATGACTAAGCTATTCAATGTTAAAGAACCAAAGATAATTGATAATAAGACTTATGTTGAATATATTGGTGAATTCAGTTTACCAACCAATAGAAAGATTGATTGTAATTGCTGGCTTAAAGTCACAAAAAGCAATATAAATGAACAGTCTAAGCTATATATTGAATCTAATACATTGACTCCGTATATTAGTATCAAAGTAGCTCTTGATGGGTTTGATAACATTGTCGGTTATGCTTATAACGCTATGAATAAGATAGCTGGCATTATTAGAATTCTAGATGCTATGAAAATCGATGATGGTATGACATTGTATCAGCTATTAGCACGTGCATGTAAGCCTAGTGCTCATATTGAAATTACATGTCACAATAGTAATATGGTTCTTATCTCTTATTATGAAAATGGTAAGTATAATAATATTTGGGTATCATTCCCTAGTCATAATAGACCTAATATTACTATTGGGGATAATTATGAGATTAGTGAAGCATGTGATAGCTTAGAAGAAGCTGTACTTAAGACTATCACCGAAGCACGTAAAGATAAATAGCAGTTTCATACGAGGTGAGTAATATGGAAGAAACAAATATAGTTGAAAATACGTTAGCTACTATCGAAGAGATAATCAATATCGAATTTGATATGTCTCCGGATGAAAGCTATGAGCGAAAGTCTTACTATGGTGAGGGTACATTATTCGGTGCAGATATTGGTGTATCTGTAATATTCGAAGATGATAATATTAAACAGCTTATTATCGAATCTATACCAGGTGGTAATAGTTATGGTATTGGATATGTATCTGTAATTAAGGATGAGCATGAGACATCTGATTTATCTCATTCTATCCCATTAGCTATTGATGGTATTATTAAGATGCGTAAGCTCTTAAGATATATCAGTGAAGAAGATAAACAATTCATTCGTGATAACGAAGGCATTCTTACTATTATTGGTAAGACATACACTAATGAGTATAAACAGATTGTATCACAACTAAATACAATGGAATTATGCTTTGAATATATTCCATTGTGCATTTCTAGTTATGATTGTATCTTGTTAGAATATGCTTTTGATGTACGTACAACTAAAGACTATTCTATTGTAAAAGCTAGTCTTACTATAGACGAGGCTATCAAATACGTTAGAGAAAATAGCAGTAAGTAAAACAAAACTACAGGTACTGGAATTTCCAGTACCTGTATATTTTTTATAATCGTAAAACTCTTTTTTTTTAGTTGTATACTATAATGGTAATATCATGGTTATATATATTTAGTTATTAATTTGAAAGGAGATATATATCATGTATTTACAACAATTAAAAGAAACTTCCGGGGTCGAAATCACACATTGGTTTGAAAATACTTTCTTTATTTCTAACAATGTTACAAAACGTGGCATCATTGATGTTGGTGATGGTGGTAAAGTCGAACGTGCTTCTTTAGAATACTTTTCCAATTATATTGGAGCGGTCGAAATTGTTAAATGGGTACCGAATTCCAATAGTGAAATTGAGGAGTATTTTACCAAGTATCTCACAATGGTGATTGCTATGGATCACGATATCGAAAGTGATCCAAACAAAATTGAAGCGATGAAAACATTGCTCAATTTGCACGGTACTTTATTCATTGAAAACGATACTACAGTGTTTAAGTTTAAAGACTTAGGCACTATTGCACCGTTTGAAGATAATAGCTGGTATGTCTGCCCTGATGGTGCAGACAATGTACTTTGTAAGACTTTAGCCGAAGCGGCTAAAGTGATGGCAGAGTATAAAGCAAAATTAGAAGAGAAACCTGTTCTCTTCAAAAACATTATCTAAAAAGAATATCACAGGATAGGACATTGTTCCTATCCTGTAAACTTTTCTTTTTTCTATGATACTAAGGGTGTATTTAGTATTTCGTAAAACTGTTTTTTTTTTAGTTGTATAATATAATGGTAATATTATGGTTATTATATTTATTTAAGAAAAGGAGATTAACCATGTTTATTAAAGACTTTAACGATTACGAATGTATGTACAAACGTTCTGAAGAAACAGACTACAACGGGAATCCTATTTACTATATTACTGTAGATGGTATTGAAGATGGAAATGTTATCATAGCAGATGTGGATGAGGATAATGAAGGTAAAGTGCTAGACCTTTATTGCTTTGTAGAAACAGAGAATCTTGGTGTCGTTCACGTATTATACCCAAATATAGAAGATGTTACACGATATAGAGACAATGAATATACTTCTGTTGGAGGGTATTTTGTAAGCGTTATACGCCGCTTAAAAAATACTGATAGTATTATTAACGATGTAGAAGAGCGCAAAAATGTTATCCGTTATTTAATGGAAACATTGGAAGCGGAATTTAGCATTTGCGGTACTAAAAGAAAATTTCATACACTGCATGGTGATATAACATCACCAGATAACGATTTACAATATTGGGAGTTGTTTGATGTGAAGTATGAAACTTTAAAAGACGCCGTAGATAAACTGCGGAGTGATAAAATAAAAAGAGACACATGGGATTCCATACTTCCAAAAATAATCTAAAAGAAATAATACAGGATAGGGTAAATACCCTATCCTGTATACTTTTCTTTTTTTCTTAGAGTAATAAGAATTATGGTTGTATACTATAATTGTGACTCATTGGTTATATTTAATTTAAAGGAGGATTTAAAATGAGTGGATTTATTGTTAGTGAAATTAAGAGTACAGAGCGTACTAAAAGAGACTTGTTTATAGATTTTCATAATTTTATAGGCTGTCTACCGTTAGGTACACATCAAAAGAAGTCTGTAGAAAATGCTAGAAATAAGCGTATTGAAATTGTCGTAAGTGATACTGAAGATGAGGCTACTTTGATCATAAAAGATCTTAATGTGGCTATAGAATATCGTCTATATGATAGACCGTTTGGTTTTAAAACCATTAAAGTAGATGATATTGTTTATAATAATTTTGATGAGCTACATAAGATTGATACAATGATACTAAAGAAGATTGTAGATAGTTTATTATATTGGGCTGCTAGTGCGTCTGATGGTAAACCGTATATTTTACCTATGCATATATTCGATATGGCTACACGTATATATCAAGCATGTATCTTTATTGATTTTGCTAGACCGTTGGATGAGATTAATTAGGAGGATAAAAAACTATGAGTGAAGTTAAAGATCTTTATGATGGCAAGTATCATCTTGTCAACAATGAGATTCTAAAGTACTTAAATAAGTTCTTTGGAAGTTTTAGTCCACTATCTATTGGTGGAGAAACACCTGAGGGTGTAGATATTGAACCACCAATGGAGATAGTAAAAACTATGGAAACTAATTATGGTAATTGTAAGTGCACAATGAATCTAATAGATTTGAATATGAAATTCCATCTACTAGAAGTAATGGATGCTGAAACTAAAAGATTCACTTACATCTTTTATGCTTTGGAATTACCTACTGGTATCCAAGCAGGACAATTCTCTATTGGTGCTATAAAAGCAGAAGTGTTACGTGAAGCATTAGAGTATGTATGGAAGACTCTAATGTCTAGTTCTAAGTATAATGATATTGGTATTGATAGTACAGATGCATATGAATTGCATTCTATTATTGATTATATCTATTATACTAAAACAGTAACTAGTTATGGATTCGATTTTTAATAAGGGGTGTATGGAATGAGTGAATTTTTGAGAATAGCTAAAGAAGAAGATTACGTATATGAAAAATATATACCAAGATTGTTTAATGACTTCTTTAGTCGTGTCCCATTTGACAATGAGGATTTCAATTACTTCATCAAGAAGAATAGAATTGTAAATATACTTGATACAAATAATAATTATATTGGTTATGGTATTCATTTACAAGATATCAATGTATATATTGTATTACAGTTCAAATGTGTTGATGGATACATTACTGATACTAGAGTGGATTATTTTGTATTAGACCCATTTGGTAAAAATTCAGTAACCGTATTGAATAGGTATGCCTATAAATTAGATATGGATATCGTTCGTGCTATATTTGATGATGTAGCAACGCTAATGGCAGAATTCAAATTTGATTATCCTGAATACAATAAGATAAACGATAAAGAATTCTTTGAATTGTCGCAAGACTATTTTTATTTAGCAACTAAAGATGCTATTTATAATCCACAGGAGGAATATTAATATGGAATGGAAATACACTATTGGAGAGATGGAAGAAAATACTTGTCAAGAGTTAGCTAATGCTATTGTTAAACTTTTGGATTGCAGTAACTTTTTCACAGC